TTTAATATATACGATGTAGAGGATGAACTAATATCGTTTACCATCACATCATATCCCCAACTAGGAGCATAACGCTGAATCATTTTGGTATATAATTTGGACCTACTTTCTGCCCGGGAATCATGCTTGCTAGCAGTAAATGTGATCCTATTCGGTTGATTTTTTTTGAGGAATTCTTGGATTGCCATTAACACGGTTGAAAAAATGCGTTGCGAATCACCTTCTCCGGTTGTGCGAGTTGACCCGTTACGCTTAAAAATAATATCACATTTCTTACCGTTTCCAAATAAATCAAATTCAATTTCCAATAATGAGTTATCACTTAGCCTAGTAGTTGCTTGTATTTTCTTATCATTGCCAATATTTACAGTTTTCCAACTTAAAGGATATGGACGATCAAAAGTTTCAGATAGTATTTCATTTACTCGCATATAGTATTTATCATTATGCTTCGTCCGGATACAGCGGGGGTGCATCATCAAACAGTCGCATTGCTGTAGTTTTGGCAATTTCTGCTAATTGTGGATCACCCGAATCTCGCATCCTTTTGCTCCAGGGCACGGCTTCAAAAGAGTCAATGGCACTGACCATGTTGTTGGGATCAGTGGATTCTTGTATGCTCAACAACAAACGATCCAACACAGTGATCGCCAAGCCGCGATATGCGGCTTGAGTAGAATCCGTGATGTAGGTTTGATACAATAGTGCTATGGCTTCTCGGCACTTCAACAGATTCAATTCAGCAATATCACGATTGTTCATTTTTTGTTTCCATAAGTTGTTGTTTTACAAATTCCAAACACCCTACCACAGTGGACAAATGCAGGGATTCATCATATCTATGAATTGTTTCCAACAAGTCATCAACTAACCCATCGATGATCTGTCCTTGGTTGGGAATCATTTTAGAATCCGTTCTTCTCGCGTAGCTTGGCTACGGATAAATTCTTGGGTCATTCTTCGACCCCGAATTTCTTTCTAATCTCGCGGCAATCCATTTCAGATTGGCATTCTTTTAAGCATTCCTTGACAATCAACTCGGCGAACTTTTCAAACTCATTCAGTTTTGAAACTTCAACAAAGAAAGAATCATCACTGACTTTTTGGTTGATAGACATTGCCTGAAATGCAAGTTCTCGAATTCGTTCGTTCATTCTTCAACTCCGAAATGTTTTTCAATCGCATCGCCAACATAATGAGCACCATCATAGTCACTGGCTACTCGGGCGCATTCTTTCACAATCAACTCGGCGAACTTTTCTTTATCAAATTCTTCACGGGAAGTCCAGGTGCTACCATCACTACGGGAGGTGCATTGGGCGATAAGTTCTTTGATTCGTTTGTTCATTTCACGATCTCCACTTTACCTTCGTCAATGAATTTGTCCCATGCTTGGCAGCGGTAACCATTATTGAAACTTTTGTATACAGTTCCATCCTTCTTGATTTTCTCGAAAAAATAACTTTGACGGCGAGGGTCCTCTTTGTCTTTGCCGTAGCAGAAGGGGGCCCAGATGTGTTTTACACGATACAGACCCGTCTTCCAGTCATCACATTTGTGAATACCTGGAATAACTTCATTCAGTCTGACAACATCACCGACTTTAAGTTTGAACATTGCTGACTCCTTTTGTTTACTATGCATATAATATAACAGGTCCCCTATTTATTGTCAACCGAAAAATGTAATACTTTTGCATTAGTCGAAACCATAATGGGCGTTTTTCTATGGTTTCGACTAAATAATAGTATGAAACACAAACACCACATCATTCCAAAGCATATGGGCGGAACGGACGACCCAAGTAATCTGATAGAATTAACTCCGGGTGAACATGCCGAAGCACACCGTTTATTGTATGAGCAACACGGACATTGGCAGGACTATGTTGCTTGGCAAGGACTTGCCCAACTTGATGCTAACTTTGATGCTGCTAAAGAAGCAATCATGGCAGGTAGTAGGAAAGGTGGACAAACAAACATCAGACAGCGTAAGGGGAAAAAGTGGGAAGAAATCTTCGGAACTGAACGAGCCGCTGAACTACGCCAAAAGTATAAGAGCAAGAGACAAGCAAGGGGTAAAACCTGGACTGGGAAAGTGTATGATGTTACTCACCCAGACGGAACCGTTGAGCGAGTAGAGGGTTTGCGTCAATGGTGTATGGATCGCGGATACAATGCTAATGCCTTTGCCAATGCGTCATTGCGAGGCAATAAGACACATGGTGGTTTCATGGTAAAACAGGCTTAATCGAACCCGCGTCCAGAACACTTTTCTCTTTGCTTCATACAGCAATAATCATTCACCATCTTCGTGTTGGCTATGCCAATCCATTAACCAATAAATGGCTATAGCTACAAGTCCACCACCGATGATCCAACCTAAATAACTCATAATCTTATTTATTGAACCTGTCTTTAATCCAAGCCCAATCATAGGATAATTTGAGTTTTTCTAAGTCACCGTTGACTGATTCATAGTAGTCTATAGCATCTTTGGCACCCTGCAAACTATTTTGGGCAAATTCGCCCTCAGCTACTGTTAACCAAACATCTAAACGTTTCTTACTCTCAACATCTTTATTATGCTTGAGTTTGATACATTCACGGAACGCTGTTCTGTAAGTATCCCATTCGCTACTATTGTACAATCCAACACCCGAATTCATTTCAACAACTTCATGTCTGCTGTCCATAGTAAAGTCAAGTCCTCTAACAACAGTACTTAATGTAAGTTTCTTATTGTTAGCAACGATAGCTTGGTGACCATACTCTAAACCGTTGACTGGGTTAGTTGCAGTAAAGATATAATGTCTACGTGACTTGTAGATGTTAGGTTGCCAAGTAAAGTCAAAGTCTTTGTTCACTCTGAGTTTAGCATTGATTAAGAAGTACCAAGGCGTGTTGCTTGCATTTGCTGCTGCATGTTGACTTGCTACACGACCATCAACCCCTTTAATGTGTACGATTCTGTTAGGTAGACCTAGACTTAGCAAATGATCTAAGTTTGCATCCGCACATGCTTCACCGTTACTGATAAAGATGATATCCAGCAAATCATATTTTGCATTGACGTTGTGTTTGACTACGTGGTCATAGTCAGTAATCTTATCGTACATATAGATTTTACTGACTTTGGGCACAATCGCTTGCTTACCTAACAAATGTACACTGACTTCCTTAGTAGCAAGGATATCATGACCCAATGGTTCTTCATTCTTAACAAAGTGTGCATAAGCAGTGTCAAACTTACTGTCCATCAATGCATCAAAGATACTATCCTCGTACTGAATAACAGACACCTTCAAGTCTGCTTGTAAGCCTGTTGCATACTTGTTACCCATACTCTGTCCTGACTTGTACATCAATGTAGGCATAATTTCAGGACTATGAAACTTGTTACCGAATACATATGTGAAGTTACCTTCAGTCTCGTCAGGATGCCAACTGAAGTCAAACGTATCCATATCCATCTGTTCAAGAATTCTCCAGTTACGAATGTTAGGTAACTTCTTAACAGTCTGAGTATCCATGTACTTGATTTCAGTACTATTCTCAACAACATACTTAGGACCACCTGTACGTTGCCACTGAGTACCAAATTGATATGTCATGGGCGGCTCATGCGGGTTGGGTACCCAACTATAATCAAAACCAGTGTCATCAATATCATCTGGAACAACCCAGTTATCTTTGTTAGGCAATAATGTTGCAACTGAGTTAGTGATGTATTTGTTCTCTGTTGCACCTTTAACTCTGTACATCATCGTGGGCATAACAGTAGCATCATGCCACTGATTACCAAACACATAGTTGTACGGTGGGTCGCTACTATCAGGGTGCCAGCTATAGTCAAAATCAATGTTAGAAACAATTGGTCTAAAGTTTCTGTTGACTTCTGGTAGTTTAGTTACACGCTGGAAGTCAATGTACTTCACATCATAACTGTTACCAGCAATATATTGAGGACCTCCTGTCTTCTGCCATTGTGTACCGAACTGATAGATCATATCAGGACTGTGTGGGTTAGGTACCCAACTATAATCAAATTCACTGTCATCGATGTTAGCAGGAATGATCCAGTTACTTTTGTTAGGCTTCAATGTAGCAACTACATCATCGACGTACTTAGTAGTTGTTGCACCCTTCATTGTGTACATCAATGTAGGCATAGTCTTGCTGTCATGCCATTGATTGCCAAACACATACGTGAATGGAGGATCGAATGGATCAGGACACCAGCTATAGTCAAAGTCAAATTCTCTATCAGTTAACTTTTCAAAGTTACTTTGATCTGGGAGCAACTTTGCCTTCAGTGTGTCAATGTATTTGTTCTCTGTAGCGCCCTTAACTCTATAAATGACTGTGGGCATTCTCTCAGCACTGTGCCATTGATTACCAAACACATAGTTATATGCAGGTTCATTATCATCTGGATGCCAGCTATAGTCAAACTCTACGTTCTTTAGTACACGCCATGCTCTGTTGTCAGGATTAGCTAATTTAGTCACGCACATAAAGTCAACATACTTGACTTGTGTGCCATTCTTATAATTGAATCTAGGTCCGCCTGTCTTCTGCCATTGTGTACCAAATTGGAATATACAGGGTTCTTCGTGTATGCTAGGGTGCCAGCTATAATCAAAGTTACTATCATCAATGTTGAACGGGATTTCCCAATCAGTGCGATCGGGTAATAATGTCGCTTTGATATCGTCTACATACTTAACTGATGTAGCACCTTTGACTTTATACATCAACACAGGCAAGTCTATAGCACTGTGATGCTGACTACCAAACACATAAATGTATGGAGGATCGTTGGGGTTAGGAACCCATGTAAAGTCAAACTTCACTGCTCTTTTAATTATAACTTCATAGTGTTCAAAGTCTATGCCTAACTGAGCTTTTATATCCTGTACATATTTTGTTTCTGTTGCACCTTTGACACGATACATGACCGTAGGCATTATCTCAGGACCATACCATTGATTGCCGAATACATAGTTATAAGGTGGGTCGTTGCTATCCGGATGCCAGCTGTAGTCGAACTCAGCAACTGGCTTCAATAAACGCCATGCTCTGTTAGTCTCACGTGAATCTAACTTAGTAGCAGTTTGAATCTCAGTGAATTTAACATCGACACCCTTTGTTGCGATATACTTAGGACCACCGTTCTTTTGCCATTGTGTGCCGAACTCCCAGATCATAGGTGGTTCATGTGGATGCGGTACCCAACTATAATCAAAATCATCACTGATATCTTCGGGTATTTCCCAACGTTCTTTGACGGGCAATAACTTAGCTGTTACATCATATACGAATTTCTTTTCAGTCGCACCTTTGACTCTGTACTGATATGTTGGCATTGTGTCAACATCATACCATTGATTGCCGAACACATAGATATAGGGAGGATCATTCTCGTCAGGGTGCCAGCTATAATCAATCGTACAGTTAGCTAACAATGGACGCCATGCTCTGTTGTTAATGTCAGGTTTTCTAATAGCTTTCTGACAGTCTTGATATTTGACTTGATTGTTATGTCCGGGCACGATGAAACGTGGGCCACCTGTCTTCTGCCATTGCGTACCGAACTGGTGTATAAATGGTTTGTCATACGGCTCAGGGCGCCATTCAAAATCAAATTCAGAAACGTCAAGGTTATCAGGAACTTCCCAATAACCTTGCTTCCAATTATCAACTCTTTGTTTTACTTCGTCTAATTCAATCACGATAATACTTTAACATTGTAGGTTAGTTCGAACCTATCAGCGTCATCACGATTGTTAACCATTGGCTCGCCGCGTATGTTCAAACTTGTATTCAATAACATAGGGCATCCAGTCTTTTTATACCATTCTTCAAGTAACTTACGTATACCAGACCCGTCTTTACTAACAGTCTGCACACGACTTGTGCCATCAGCATGAACTATTGCAGGGAATCGTTCAGGGTTTTTGCACTTAGCTACAACTTGCATGTATCTACTATTGCGCCAATTTAATGGCATCATGAAATAGTTATGTACATGTTCTTCTAATATCACAGGTGCAAATGGTCTAAATTTCTGTCTACGCTTAATGTCGTTGACTTTATCTTTTATATCTTTACCCCTAGGATCAGCTAACAAGCTACGATTACCCAATGCTCTGGGTCCGAACTCTGCACGTCCTGAGGCTACACCTACTATTTTATCAGAAAGTAGTACATCAATCAAGCCTTGTACTGGGTATTCTCCTGGAATATCAGTGCCCAAACAAGTAGATTCAAACTCTACTTGTTCTTTATAGCCCAATAATGCTGCGCCCAGACTACTACCAGCATCGCCTGGGTTAGGCATGATCCAAATGTTATTGAAATATTTCCCAATCAATCTGTTGGCTAGGCAATTTAATGCAACACCGCCACCAAACACTAGATTGTTACTCTGTCCTAACTTCTTAGCACGTAACATAATACTGTCAACTAAGTGTTCTAACAATACTTGTCCACTGTGCGCCAATTGTTCATCTGACGCATCAGGCATGAAGTTTTCAGGGAATCCTATATGGTAGTTATCTTTGAACTTCAATTCACTTATGTTTTCTATTACGTTAGCTTCTAACTCTTTATAATATGAGTTATCACCATAAGCTGACATACCCATAGTAATGTATTCTTCTTCATTGGGTTTGAGACCAACTCGCTCAGTTAGTGCGCTATAATACAGTCCTATGCTATTTGGATATTTCTTGCTATACAATTTCTTGTAGATTGCTTGATTGTTGTTATTGTATCTTGCTTCCCAGATTGTTACTGTGTCGAACTCTCCGATAGCATCGATAACGACGACGGTAGCCTCTGTGAACTTGCTAGTCTGAAAGCCGCTGGCCGCATGGCTTAGATGATGGCTGTGTGTATGAAACTTCTTACCTTTCAACAGACTTAACGCACCTTGACTTAGATATTGTTTAGGACTCAATGAAGATAGTTTTGGTTTCTCTCCTGCATACAGTTGACGTAGGAACTTTAGCCAAGGCCTTTCATAATAATGAACTTCAAAGTCATCATTACCAACATAAGACAATGCTTCTTTAATGATGTCTACAGGAATCGTATGATCTTGCTTTATACCCGTATAACGTTCGCTGTGCGCTGCGAATAGAACTTGGCCATTTCCTACAACTGAAACGGCAGCATCGTGAAATCCTGCACTAATTCCAATGTATTTCATATCAGTAAATAAATGGATCTCGTTTCTTCAACTCTTTTAGTCTTTTTCTGTAGTTGTACTCACGCACAATATAATTAAAAATTCGTTTGAACCACATCATTTTACCCTTTCATATAGTTCAGAGACACGTTTAGTCTCTGATTTAAGGAACTCATTTAACCTCAATGATGTATTTACATCTATGCCCAATGTTGCTAATTCTTTTAATAGTTCTGGGTCTTTCATCTTATTTCTAATATACGAAACTACATCTGTGTCAATTTCTTCACTACCAATCAACGAAAACCATCTATTCAATCCAGTGTCATCAATTCCATACTCACGCAATGTTTTGACACTAGAATATTTAGGAATTCTCTTAGTATTAACTATCGCAATGGGCAAGACTTTACCTGATTCTATATGTTGTCCTATGCTTGAATAGGTATCCACTGTTAGAAATACATCGTTGTTTAATATAGCGGGTATAACGGGTGTTGCACCCTTATAAGGCACATGAATGAAATTCCCATATTGGTTCAATACTAAATTCAACAGATGCCCTGAAGTGCCTACTCCCGCTGTAGCAAAAGTATATGTTCCATTCTTAAACAAATCACGCAAATTTGACACATTATTAACGTGATTTGTGACAATATAAGTAGGTTCGAACCCTACGAAACTTACAGGGACGAACTTATTCAAGTCATACTTAACACTATTAAACACTGGGGCGATAACCAGATTATTTGAAGCTACTAATATCTGTGAACCCTTGACTGTAGCAAAGTAATTACTTGCAACCAATCCACCTGCACCTGTTTTATACATTACTACAAAATTATAGTCCTTGCTTGATAAATGCTTTGCTATAACTCTAGCTACCTTATCCGACGTTCCACCTGGGTCGTATGGTACAACCATTGGTATTTCAACTTGTGCAAAGGCTTTAAGTGCTAGTAAACACAATGCTAATAATAGTTTTTTCATAGTTTATAGAATCTAGTGTTTATCGCTGTCAATTCACAGTCAATGTCATTGGGGTTGCAATATTTTGATTCGATTTTCTGATAAAGAAAATTACGAATTGTATATAAGAAGTTATCTTGTGTTTTTACATCTGCTGTCTGCCAGAACCAATCATCCATTGCTCTGAATAGTTTAAGTTCAGGTTTGTCTGCTTGAAACTTAGGTTGCTCTACCCCTGGGTAAATAATTGGATGCATTACTGATCTATAAGCACCTATGGGTAATTTCAACGACTTTTTCCAAAGCTGCTTTTTATTTACATCTACTTCACATGCGGCTTTAATCATCTGCGCTTGCTTAATTACGATTTCAGGTATATCAGGAGTCCAATAAAAGAACTCAGTATCCACTTCATATTCTTTAATATTGTCCGGAATCACTGGATTAATATGAGAAGCGGAAGCATCAGAAAAGTAAGCATAATAATCAACACCGTCAAATAACACTAGTGGCTTATCAACTCCATAAAGCTGACAGACTTTCTTGCCCTTGTCGAATAATTCAATAATGTTTTTGTCAGATACGTGAGTAGATTGTCTACCGATTTGTCCTAATGTCAGATATGCATTTGTGGGTGTTGTCTCAAACCAATCATCTTTCTTTAATAGGTCTAAGACGGGCTTGGAAAAATCTACATATCTAATTTTAGTATTAGGATGTAGTTTGTGTTGTAACTCTTTTAGTCTGGGTGTAGCAACAAAATCAATTTCCCCGTAGACATTTCTACTTGAAGTATCATTGTCTTTAAAATTTTTACGGTCTAATTCGGGTATTTCCATAACAATTTCATCAATTCGAATATTGTTATTGACAAACGTACTTAGGACATTGTGGCTATCGGCGCCGCCACTGTAATAAAGGATTATATAATCGTATTTCTCACGTATTTGCTTTGCCCTGCGCAAATACAAACTCTCGATAGTTTCTTGAACAGGTTCAGACCAATTGTAAGTCTCATAAACACTGTCATTGAAAATCCAACGGACCTCAAAACTAAACTGTTTAGCATACATTAAGGCTAATGTCTTATTGTAGAACTTCTTCCATCCAACAAGATAATAGCCTAACCTATCGTAATTATTTGCGAGTGTTACCATAATGGATAACTTTGATATCTTTGTCGGTCGTGAATCGACGCCAAGGATCAACAACTACACTACCGTTATCAATAACAAAATACAATTTTTGACTCTTTTCTACATCAGCATAGTCATATGTAATTTCCGCACAATGCGCTAGTAAAATAACTGCTTTTACGGGACCGTGAACATGATCGCCTGTTAATGGATCAGCATAAACTACATGCTTACCCATTTCTTCGCAATAATGCCCAACTAATGTTGAGTAGCTACCGTCAATGTAAGGAACGTTTGGTTTATATGCTTTACCATGAATCACAATAGGTAGATTTGCTTGATTAGCTTCGTCAACTAAGCATTTAGCAAGATTCTTCGCTTGGATTTCTCTGGCATGCATGATTGAATCGAATAGGTCATACCCTAAATCTAAGTTCTCTGCCATATAACGTAATGCAATATTATCACGTGGATGACATGCTCCTGCATCTCCCATACCTGCTGTCATGTATTTAGGCCCCATGATACGCATACTGGACTTAGCTAATGCGTCTGTTACTACGTCTACGTTGATATTACCTTGCTTTATAGCAACGTCCTGAATCATATTGACTAATCCAATCTTGGCACTGATAAACGTATTGTAGAATACTTTGATGCATTCACATTCGTCCCAAGTTCCTACAATGTAGCGAGGATCGTTTTCCATGATTGTCTTATAGAAATCTACAAGCAACTTGGCATCTCCTGTTTCGCTTCCATCTTCGGTGCCGATCATTACCATTTCTGGATTAACCATATCCCATTTAACACTGCCCATAGCAATTAAATAAGGATTGTAAGCAAAGCGTGTATTACTTAATAACGGAACGAACTCTCGGCGTGTAGTACCTGGCAATACAGTACTGATAAGAACCAATAATTGATCCTTGTTCATATGTTTATTAGCTTCTGTCAACACCTCTTTAACAATGTCATACTTAAAGTCAACAGGCGTTAAATGTGCTGATGGTACGCTGCCGTCATATTCTTTGTGATGTGGAGTAGGAACCGCAACAAATACGATATCTTTGTCTTTAACTGCCAGTTCAATCGTGTCAACTACTTTGACTGACTTAGATGATCTGGGATAGACATCATAACCCTCAACAATGTGTTTTGTGGCCATAACCTCAGCGCAATCTAGACCCAATTTACCTAAACCAATAAATCCAATTTTCATATAATTCACTTTCTAGATGTATATATTTGTTTTCCGATGTCCATTAAACTTTCTATGAGGTCACTGCGCCTCATAAGTTCACGTAGAGTTTTTAAATTGTGCTCTAGAATTTCTTCCATTTCTTTGCGGATCTTAATACGCTGGTCGTTAGACATATTAGAAAATCGGTTAATTTCACGGACGATGATATCGCATCTGTCATTTAATGAGATATCACTATCATAACTTTCATCTATCCACCTATCAAATGTTTTGAATCCTAGTTCTTTTAATACTGTTAGTGTACCCGGGTTACCTAAAACAATGAACGGCATACCCACTAGCACCGACTTAAATGTCTTTTCACTTAAAAAAATTGTATCCGTGTCAAAATGTGTCTCAGTGACTAGAAACAAAAAGGAATCATTGCACTGCTTTAATGGTATTTGCCTAGTTGGATTACTTTGCAATACATCGGGAACATCAAGGATATCAAATTTTGTATTGTGTATTTCAGGGTAGTTTTCTGTATAGTCAATATACTGGTGGTTTCTACCGTTAGCCCAAGAAATATATCCAAAATCTCTGAGATTGTTATTAATCAGTTTGCTAGTCAACATCACACGATGTTCCCTAGCCATTCTATTAAGGCTTATATAAACTCTATGATTTTCATTTAGGTTAGCCCTAGAAACACTATCATCTCTCAAGTGATGTATCCAATGGTTAGTTACGTAGAACTTGAAATTGTTTTCTGTCTTAGTGAGTTTATTATTTCCGTTAACAAAGTATAAAGGACAAATATCTTTTATCCTATCTGCTATTTCCCTAACAGTTAATGTAGTTTCGCTGAAGCCTTCTAACGGATCAAGAACGACTGGTATTAAATTTCTGTTAGCAAAGACATGTTTGTTCTCTATGATATAGTCACTAAATGCAAGTCCTTGTTCATGGAAATTGTGATTTTTTATAAACAGTGGAAAATATCTTGGAATGTCGCTAGTAGGTGAATTGTCTATGGTTACAAATCTGAAAAAATAAAATTTATCATGCTGGTCGGTGATTGAATATCTGATTTTATCCCAAACCATTCGTTTGATATTGACTGTTGCCCAATCATTATACTGAAATTCTTCAGTAATCTTAAATTTTAATAACATCTAATATCCTTCTAGCAAACTCTTTATGGCTTTCTATTCCAGGATGCATATTATCTCTAGCTTTATCAGTCCCTTTAATATTACCCAAATCGTTAGTATCTTTGAGCCATTCAAATGTTCGTAGTTGGGAATCAGGTAATCCTGCCCAACACTTCCAATAAAACTGTATATTATGTTCTTTACAATATTGAACTAATGGATACATACTCCAAGCTATTTGCAAATATCTTGACCATTCGTGTTTTTGAGAAATTGCTACCCACATTTTTCTTTCTAGTGGGGTAGGTAATATATCACTTTCCCAGTTAGGATTAACAGTTTGATATCCCGATTCAGTAGCAAAAAACTTTCTTTCTGTATCGCTCATGTAATATAAAAAGACTTTGGGCTTATATTTTTGTAGTGCCCAATATGCATTTGCAATTTGTATGTCAGGGCCTGTGCCAGGCAATGCGACATTCACACATTCTAATCCTAATTCTTTACTTACAATCTCGCAGTAAATATCACCCTGACTTATACCTTGTCCAAACGTAATACTACAACCACTTGCTAGTAACACATTATCTGATTTTGGTTCAGTATATCGTAACCCATATTGATTGAGTTCATAGTCAAAATGATCGAACCCTTCAACATATTCTTCTCTTTCAGTACTCAAAAGACAAGACTGGTTTGGGGCAAATATACTGACTGGTAATGTCTTGATATTATCCCTAGCGTTTTGTAGGAAAGAATGTGTCATTTAAATAGTTCTTCCAAGAAAGGGAATGTCTTAACAACATCTTCATTTCTGATATTGTCTAATTTCTTAGTGATTTCCACAAACTCTTGAATATGTTCGGATTTGTCCTCACCATTCATACTATCAATAATATTGCGCAAGAACACGGTATTCATATTGTATTTCTGTTCTAATTCATCAGCATAACGATTAATCTTATCTGCAACCTTATCTTTCATGTGTTGCGGCAAGATATTAGCGTTATAGTAATGAGGGAACATCAGATAGTTTAAATGAAATACACTAGTCCAATGTTCTTCGACGGGTTCAAACCAATTAGGATCGTTGTCAGGACGCTTTTGTAATGTCCAACTATCTACCATACCTAAGTTAATACATTCACGATGAAACTCAGGTAGATAATAGATATTGAATATGCTGATAGTGGGGTGAATTCCCCAGACAATATTACCGTTCTTAAATAGGCCTTGGTCACGCAATTGCTTAAAGTTATCTACAACCTGTTTCCAATCACCGCCACGACGGATATAGTTATAACGGTCGCCCATATCATCTAAGCTAGCGATTAACTGAATGTTCTTAAAATGCTTCCAATAATCGATAGCATAATGGTCTTTGTAGCGCAATTCACCGAAGTTTGTGCTATATCTAATCGTTACGTCAGTTTTACCCGCATCAATCAGTTTCTGTAATATCTTATAATGTTCGTCGGTGATTAATGGCTCGCCACCTGCAAAGTGAATATATTCTACCTTGTCAAATAAAGTAGTGAAGTCTTGTTCAAACTTGTCAACTGTAGCCCAGATTTTCTTATATTTAGGGGGCATATTTTGTTTTTCAACATCATACAGTTTCTGGTGATCGCTATGCCATTGCGTACTAAATTCAATTCCGCAAGTTCTGCAACTCTGATTACAGATATTACTAAATCTAAAATCCCAGTGAACTAGATTTAATTCATCGACTGTGCCATCTGGTTTTGTGCTATCTACAACATCAATATGGTTCTTACCATATGTCATATTCATATGTTGACGCAAACTACCATAACCTTGTTCTTCTTTATCATAACAACGATGGCAGAATTCACTACAATCTTCTCCGTTAAGCATTTTCGTTCTAACGGATTTCATAGTATCGCTATTCCATACTTCGTTAATAGTCTGTGTATTCATGTTTCCAATCACTTTGTCGATTGGACTCATACAACATAGATTAACGTCCTTATTGGGCATAAAATGCATGTGCGTCCAGGGAGCCATGCAGAATTTCTTATCACCCAATACTTTGCTGATTAACTTCTTTTCCATTGAATAGTATTTCTTTAATGTGTTTCAGTAAGACTTGTTCACTTGGTCTGGACATAAACACACGATAATTGTGTTCTACAATATCCTGTATTTCAGTCCTGATTTCTTCAAGCTGACTTAATGACATGCTATTTATTTTGGTAATCTCTTTACAGATAGATTCCATTCTTTTCTTGGGATCCATTATTAAATCATAGCTCTCGTCAATGATGCTGGAGAACGTTCTATAGCCCATATTTCTTAAATACAATAAACTCAATGGTTCAGATATTAAAATGAACGGTTGTTTGTAAAAAATAGGTTTATACGTTTTTTCAGTTAAGAATATTGTAGGGTTATTCTTTTCTATACCCTCATACATAGTGGTTTCACAAACGATTTGCATGAAACTGTCTGAGACTTTTTCTGTCATATCCCATTGTTTTAGATGTACTGGACGTATATCTTCGTTATCTAGCATGACTTTAGTTTCTAATAACTCAATGTCATGTGATGATAGTTCTCTATATAATGGATCCGTGTCATTGACTGAATTGATAGCACTATAGATATTCTCGGTAGTCCAACTGTAATAACTGTTATTCAATATTCCGTTGTCCTTTGCCCATAGATAAAAGAATAATCTAAAGGGTTTTGCTTGACGTATAGGAATCAAAAACTTCTTATTCAGTGGCTTTTGTTCATAGTTCGTTAAACTACTATTTCGTATATAATCACCATAATGCATTTCAAATAATGGATTAGGAATATACTCTACGTTGTCACCCAATACTAGTTTAATGTGATTAGCTTTAGCATTCGCATTACCATAACTAAAGAAAATATTAGCTTTTTTATAGTGACTGGTTAATTTAACAACCAACAATCTAACCTGTTCATCAATAAACGTTTCCATTGGATATGACACGACAATATTCAACTTTTCAGAATCAGGAACTCGGTTGAAAAGTTCATTAGTTGAATTAATCTCAGCTAACCTAAATGGTTGCGCTACAGCTAAAAACAAATAGGTGTCGTTTACATACTCAGGGGCATTAACTATTCTATGCTCAAAATGATTTCTGACAAAATCAGCTAGATTCAGTGTATAACCGAACTTTAAATTATTTTGCGGATAAAAGACACCGTCGGGTAATAAGGTGTCAGTATAGATAATGTCAATCATACTTCGCGGTTGGATCGTCTATATTTGAATTATCAGGGTTTAATACCCAGCCTTCTTTTTTAGCTAAATCTTGTAACTGGTCATCACTATCCCATTGTCTGCTACTGTCACCATTAACTAATGTAATAGGCTGATACTCTGTATCTGGGATAGTTTCTACCCAGTCTGTTAATATGCTAGGGAATACGTTTAAACTCTTATTTCTACGCTTGTCATATTCACGATAGAATGTCTTAAAGTCACGCCATAATGTGATTTTGTTACTGGTTCTACGATGTGGAGCGTCAACTGTTTCTAAGTAATCAATCAGTCTTTCAATGCTTGCTTTTTCAAACTCATGCCACAATTCATTATTTTTATTGACCTCATACCATTTTTGTAATTTTACACGTAAATGATCTTTAATATGATCGGGTAATGCTAATGGGCTTTGAAAGCTAGGGAAACGTAATAGATTAACTGACACAGTGGGTTTTACTTTGAAACTCTGTTTCATACGTAACACTGTATCTAGGAAGTGAGTAATAGAAAATAACGATAAACTGTTAATAGTCATCATAATATGTAGACCTTTAAGGTTGGCTTCAGCCGCTACTTTAGTTATATTCTTTACCCAAACATTATAATCTAATCCATCACGGATATATTCAGCGTGTGCGCCTGTGGCTTCGCAGCTTGTATATAATTCAAAGTGTTTGATATTCTTAGACTTCTCGATTAGTTTGTCAATAATATCGTCCTTAGCAATTAAATTACTGTTAATCGCAAAACGCATATTACTGTCTTGTAATCCGAACCAATCAAATAATTTCCATGTGTTACTTGACATTAATGGTTCGCCACCAGTAATTCGTAGTTCTTCTAAACTATCTGCTAGTCCATTATGCCACCATTCCCAGAATGCTTTGATATAGGGATTGTCTTCGTCATTCTTGTAGGGTTGCGCCCATGAGCCGTCTTGTTGGAATGCTGCTGCCCCATCACTGACTAAGTTCTGGTAGGGTCCGTTCTTTTTAATATCGTTAGCCCATGTCGTACTAAAGCTAGCATTACAATAACTGCAAGCTAGATTACACACACGGTCGAAACTAATCTCAAACGTCTTTAGATTAACATCGTGATCCCAGGGCTTTTTAGCAACATCGTTTAATGCTTCGTCACTGTAAATGATTGTTTTGAACACACGGTCACTGACTGTATCTTTACCAATGTCTTCGACTTTCCAGCAATATTCACACTCACGTGGACGCTCACCCTCAAGCATCAATTTACGCATCAATTTCTTGTGCTTGGTATTGTGAATTGCACTTGGGCTAATGCGTATTTCTTCGATAGGAATACGATGTGCTGGTGGGTGATGACAACTAGCAGTAGTGCCACTACCTAGCCATGTTGTAGCATTATACCATTTAGCCCCGCAGAAGCTAGGGCTGATACTGTCTACAACTCTGTCACGGTATTCTGTTAATGATTCGTCAGGCTTTTTTGGCATTATTGTAAAAATCCTTAAATTCGGGGAAAACAGAAACAAAATCTGTATTCCTACGCTTGTCAATTTCATCAATAAACTTAATGAAATCTGTAGGGTCTTGCTGCTCTGTTATTAGATAGTCACAGAAGCGTTGGAGTTGATCCCATTCTTCTAAGTACAGTCTAGCAATACCGTCTGTATTATACTTAATCCAATGTTCGCCCGTAGTTAAAATATGGTCTCGATATGTTTTGCGCAATTCTAATGGCAACACGTTTACACTCAGATGTGTGGGCCAGCGTAGATAGTTGATACTGATAGGAATACGGTTATGCGCGGGGGTCTTATTGTATTGTTGTCTCAGTGCCATGATGTAGTTAATGAACTCACTCATAGTTGACAGACTTAGTGCATTGATTGTAGTCATTACATTGACCGTAACATCTGTTGCAGTCAAAATCTTGTTTATATTATTGACCCATTGAGTATAGTTCAACCCATATCTACTGTATTCTGCTTGCTTACCTGTACTTTCTAGGCTAGTGTAAACATCAACACGTTTCACATAGTTTTTGAGTTCCATCAACGTAACAATGAACTTAGTAATCAATTTATCTTCTACGCATAAGTTTGTGTTGATTGCTAATTCTAAGTTGGGATTAGGATTGTTCTTAATGTATTCAAACAGTTTCCATACGTCTTTGCTCAGTAATGGTTCACCACCTGTAACTCTGAGTACACGCAGGTTCTTGTAAATGTCGGGCAGATATTTCCAGAATGCATCTACATATGGGTTATCATCACTGTTCTTGTATGGGAATCTACCCACTTGTTTGAGCCAAGTTAAGTCGTGATTGCTTGTACTTGTAGGATAAGGTCCATGACGTTCAATCTCTTCCATCCACTTACTAGAGACTTCAGGGCTACAGTATGTGCATTTGAAATTACACACGTTGCTGAAACTGACTTCTAAGTAGCTAGGGTGAATATCGCTTGCTGGATCAGTCTTAGCGCATTCTTCTAGTCTATCCCATGCCCAATAGTCGCTTGTCTTATAGTGACGGTCACTGAAATAATCTTTACCTAAATCTTCAATCTTCCAGCAGTAATCACATTCGCTAGGGCGCTCACCATTGAGCATCTTTAGTCGTTGCTCTTTCTTAAACTTGCTATTGTGTAGTGCTGCAGGATTCTCACGTATTTCTTCGATTGGAATCTTATGTGGACTGGGATGGTGACAGCTATGATTGTATCCATTCTGTAGATACAATGTAGTCTGTAACCATTTAGCACTACAAAAGCTAGGGCTGATATTGTTAATTACAATACGCTTTTGATTCAATATCTCAATACGTTCTTCGTTTGTCATCACCAGCCTTCAATCTTTCTGATAACATCAATCTCTCTGACTAATGGACCTAAGTTGTGCTTGTCACTGTTATAGTGTCGCTTAAAGAATGCTGACTGTTCTGCCGACAAGATGCACATGGGTAACCCTAGTTTATCTTTGAGGACGTTACCCAACGTTTCAGCTTCTTTTATTGGATTACGATTTTCGCTTTCTTCCCACAGTTCAAGGAAGTTATCGAACCACTGAACTTTCTTAGCGTCCCATGATGTTAGCATTGTCAGGTATGTGCCAAGTCGTGCTCCATAGATAGCCCAATCACCGTTCTGAACATCTGCACCCACGTTGTGCCAGATCGTCAAATTATTCATATTACGACCGCTAACACTGCGTTTAAAGTCATCAATATCGGGAACTCTGCCACCAACTAGACACATCTTAACGCCTTCCCGAAAACCCGCACGCCAAGCCTGAAACGGTGTATAGTTAGGATAAGTAGTAGAGTAGCAATCATACATTGACCAATATAAACTGTTTTGATAATCTAAACAAAAATCAACTGTGTGAGTATCGTTACCGTCACTGGCTTCGTGAGTTTTCATGTTCATTACATACTCTTTTGTCCAGCAACTCATGCCACCATTGCCATATCGCAATCCATTGATATGATTGACTGCTCTCCAGCGATACTGTGCTTTGTGGTGTGATTCGTCTTTGTCTGTGAAGTCTAGTTCTAAGTTAAAGAATTCCATATTGGGCAAGTTGTCACCGTCAATCAATATGAAACGCTCAGTGAAACTTTCCTCTGCAGCGGCTTTGTGTGCTGCATCACTGCCCTTAACGCCATCGACTCTACGTGCCCATGGCACCATGTTCTTAATCTTGAGCCAGAATTCTTCTTTCTGTGGCTCGTCGTAGCTCAAGTAAATGCAATCTAAATCAGCGATATCAATTATATTTGAACTCATAAATCTTTAATTTCCATTCTTCTTTGGGTCCTTCGTAGTCGTCATTAACAATGATGTTAATATCTTCTTTAGCGCAAGTTGTCCCTACACCTTTGACCATTTTAGTAATAACGTGTGTCTCTGACTTTTTTACAACTCTACCATCTATCACTTTAACGTCAGGTCTACACTCAGCAAAAGTTTGCCTATCAATGACGATGTACTTACCCTCAACGGGATCACAAGTATAGCATACTACGTCACCGTTGTCATCATAATACAGTCTGTATTCTACCATAATAATCCTTAATGACTTTGCTAAACTCTTTGATTTGGTAATGAAACAAATGACGTTGTGGGAAAGACTGAACCTTGAAATTGTCATTCAACTCATAGACCAATTCTTTTGTCCAGTCTTCGGTCACTAAATCGTTGATATATTGCTTCATGTGTACAAAGCTAAATTGGGTGAGTATTGGGTTAGTGATAAATTCACTACCCATAATGTGACAAGCAATACTGTATGCCCAATCTGTAGTACACATTTCACTATGGTTACAAACTAAGATTTTTTTATATTCTTCCCAGTTTTCAAAAACGTCTCGGACAATATTAAAGAATTGTCTAGCGGTGTCAGACTTTTTGAAATATACCAGCCCGTTATAAATGTCTGGTAACTTGTTGTCTGTGATGAATTTTCTATATGCTTTAACATCTGATACTGATCCTCTGTAGTCACGAATTGTATTGCATAAACAAAGATCCATACCTTTCAGTAAGTCAAAGTAATAACTGATATCACTAGTGCATAGCATGTCGGCTTCTACTTTAATAGTTATGTCATACGGACTTGCTTCATACACTTGCCAATCGTTGATTAGTTTCCAGTCACTGTCTTTAGCTAAGTCACCGAAGGGTAATTTAACAGTACTAATCTCATCAGATTCAGTATTACTGATGAGTGTAATGTTGCAGTTGGGCATGTAGTGTTTCATGCTCATAGCCAAAGCTTCCGCACACTCTACATAATTAGTGTTTTTGGTATTCTCTGCTACAACGACAAATCCTTCAGTCATACAACTCCATGAATGTCTTTTTGTCTAAACAATGAAAGTCAGTATCGTTTAAGTAACAATAACCTGTTCTAGTCTTACCTCGTATGTTTGTATCTTTAATGGTAAGATACTTAGTGTCATCTAGCCGGTGAACTCTTACATCAGGAGTGATATGCTTTAGCTTCCAAGGTATGTAATCTTCTTTGCGCTCTGTTTGTCCGTTCACGGTGCGCAATGCAATTGTCAAAGCATAATCATTACGGAACATTGTGTTTGTCATGCTATAAAGATTAACATAATGCATGTAGTTATCTTGAACCATTTTCATGCAGTCGAAGATTTGTCTTACACGGTTAGATTTCTTAAAGAAAATAACAGTGGCCCATAATGTTCTGAAACTGTTGTTGCTGACTTTCTCTAACGGTAAGTCTGGGTAATACAAATGTCCAGTAGTGTCATGGCACATGAAATCATCGTACATATCAAATACATTTAACAGTCTATTACTGTTAACCATGTAATCTGTATCGATGACTAGTGTTTCATCATATGGTGTGATTTCAAATGCTTTGTAACGACCTTTATTGATCCAAACTTGATTGTTCTTAGCGTTCGTCTTGTCGCTATCCTGAATGTAAATCTTATCGAAAGAGTGTTGGTATTTTGTTAAGTCTGTGTTATTATCTGTGACAACGGATACAGGAATATCTAAGAATCTATTGATTCTTTTCGCTGTATAATTTGCCATTTCAAAGTAATCAACTGATGGATTATTGAAGGCGAACAACAATGCCCCCTTCATCTGATCTCCTGCATTGATTGTAATTCGTCATGCCATTCTTGCATAACTTCATTGTAAAGTTTGGTAGCTTTTATTAGAAGTTTGTTAGAATCGACTTTTACTGGATTGCCGTAATTGTCAACTATAATTACGTGAGCTTGGGTGATAGCCTGCAAGGTCGCAAAAAGGTTTGGGCCTGCAGTGAACAGGCCTCCTTGGTCAGCAAAAATCAGTTTGCCTTCGTACTTGTCTTTTAGTTCTTGTTTTTGGGTGTTGAAGTCGAACCGTGCTTTGGCATCTCTTATAAGTTTACTAGTATCCATAAACACTCCTGAAGTATTTAATGAATACTGATTATAGCTTAAATTTTAAGATCCAGTTACTGATCCGGCTACAGACACAGTTCCCCAACTTGAACTTAGATAAGAACTAGATGGGTAACGTACTGTTACCGTAGTTTTAGTTCCTGCGCTTACTAACAATCCATTTGGAATTTCATCCCATAATGTCGTGATTGTTAACACTGTTCCTCTGTCACCATTAACGCCCTGAGTACCATTACTGCGTACATTGATGCTAATAAAAGAACTAGTGTATCCAGTTGGAGCAGAACTTGCTGCTTGTCTAAAGATTTCTTGGTTTGTTGTTGTTAGAGCATAATATCCAACGTTCGGGGATACAGTACTTGCTGTACCACTACCGCCTATTTTTGTAACACCAGAATAAGTTGTACCCGCAACAGTAATTGTTCCGCTAGTCGGTGAACTTATTACGATAGTTCCCGCAGCAGTTGCCATAGAGTTAAACATGCCATTAATACCGGTGCCTGTAGGATGCTCTAAGTTGATAGCAATTTGCCCACCAGCATTAAAGAAATATCTAACTGCATCAGCATTAGCAAAACTAACAGTATGTGTAAACGTAATTCCACTGCTCCATGCTGTGGCATTAGTGGTAGCAGTAGCAACAGAAGCACCCTGTGAACTGGCAAAATTTCTTCTAGTGTACACACTACTCAAGTTGGTACCTAGTGCGCTTAGATAGTTGATTCTGTCACCGGAAGTAGGTGCAGTTAGCGCAGTAATAGCAGTACCTTGGTGACTTGCTACACTGGTCATCTTATTAATAAGTGAAGCCCAATCAACTGCACCAACTGTAGAGTATTGTGCAACGTTTGTTACTGTAGGTTGACCGTAACCACTGTTACCTGATCCTACTCCTAAAACTGCATTAAGTGCGTTTGCAGTAGTGCTATTAGTTGTTCCTGCAAAGTTGTTAAAATCAGTAGCTGAGATTAACCCAAATTGTTCGTATGACATTTTTAATTCCTATCTTACTTAATAGTAACGAATGCTTCTACGATTCCGACGCCATCTGTAGTTTTGTTTACTAGTGATCTGCCAATTGTGTTAAACGCATTTGCTTCTCCTGGTTTTGCACCACGAGCATAGCCCAAACCAGCAGAAACTAAACGTTGACCCTTTTTAACCTTACCTGTCACTTTGACTTTGACACGGCCACCAACCGCTACAGGAGGGTGAGTGTTGTCATCGCCAGCAGCAGCATTCATTAGATAAGCAGCAGTATCAGAAACAACACCGAATACTTCTTCACTTAGTTCTGACTGAACCGCAGTGATTTCTTTTTCACCGCCCAATTCAACGACAGTACCTGCATCATATACATCATCCGCTGCAAAACGCTCTGCCAAGTCAGCATATGTTGCTTGAATTCTTGCACCTGTATCTAAGATCCAAACGTTAGATATTTTGCCGCCGCCTGCTAAGTGAGTAGTTGTTACTTTTGTAGGAGCAATATTTCCGGTAAACTGAGCAACAGAGTTAGATCCGGTCAAATAATCAAAGACGTTTCCGTTGTTGTATGTACCGGATGGGTTGAACGGGGAACCGTTAGCATACATGTAGTTATCGCACTTGATACCATATGTTGAATTAAATGCTAAGTTACCTTGAGCTAATACCAGTGCGTTAGCACTTGCATTTCCAGTAACAGACCAGGTACCCACTAAGCTACCTGATGTAGTGTTTCCACCAGTTGTTATTGCCTGAGTTCGAACGGATGTAAGATTAGCTGAGGTAATATTTGCATTAGCAATCTGAGCATTTGCAGTTACCGTAGCTAGTCTAACTGTAAGGGTGTCGGCTGTAATAGTATTACCAACACCTAAATTATAACCAATAGACGCATTTCCAGTGATTGTTACGTTACCTAGAGTAGTATCGCCTGCGTTGGTAGTTGTAGTCAATGTGACCCAGCTACTTGCCGTCAGTGTTCCATCAGCCGGACAAACTCTCATTCTCGGAGGGGAAGTACTAGTATCAAACCATAATTGACCCTTAATTGGATTAGGCGGAACGCTGTCATTTGCGAAGTTTTCTAGCAAACGGACAAAGTTTGTGTCTAGTGTTTGACCATAGCCTGCGTAGTTGCGGCCAGGTAATCCCAATGAAGTACTTGTTGTATTGATTGTACCGTCTTGAATTGTTGTTAAAACGTTACCATCACTTCTTATAATTGTATATGCCATTTATTGCTCCGATATTCTATTATTTATCTTAGGTAGTAATCAAGTTAGTCAGACTTTGGATACGAATAGTATAGTCAACTTGAATTTGCCTGTTTAAGCTCTTTTGAACTGGGTGAAATATAACATGCGTCAATAGTTTAGTCATTTCATTACCTGAACTGTCTGTTCCATTGTATGCTAATAGACCAATTTCATCGAACGTAAACGCACTTTCCATCTGAGTTCCGTTGTCAAAAGACCCTTGACCCGGTGGTTCGCTGTAATCAAGCAAACACTGAACGATAATATCGGTATAAACCTTACCAGAAACATGGCTTACAGTCATTTTGTTTCTAGTAGGACTAGTATTAACGATATTAGTGTCATCTACTACCTTAGCGTAAGTTTGATTATACAAAGCTGCATTTTGCCCAGTAGTATTAGGGGGCAAATATGTGATGATTCCGGTCTCGTCAACACTGGCGCCGCCGTTTCCAAAAGCCATCTTGTAAATTTGTCCATAACCTCTGTTACTCAGGGTTTGTGCCATTGCAACGCTAATGTTTTCGTAGTGAATGGCATTGTGGCCATCGTAGAAAATTTCATTGTTATTGGGGTCGTAAACTTTTAAAAAACCCTCAATTTTAATTGGAATTAGAATTTCTGACATTAATTATCGCCTCGCATGTGTACAATCACTTCACCTGATTCAGGGTCATGTATTTTTATTGACGAACTAAAGTAAAAACCCATATTTTCATCAACTGGTTTGTTAGCTGAATTATCGGTTTTTACTTGTTCGTCTTGTTGTTTTTCGTTCATAATAATTTATTTATCTATGATTTTATTGACTCTTTTGTAAAAATAGTGCGGCATTTGTCGTACTAATCTGCAAAGGATCACCTTTAGTTGTATAATCTTCGCTATTCCAAGTCAATGTGTATTCAGAATCGGATAATCTTCTACCATCGTTGATACCGTAACCCATAGAATATTGGGCATGTCCTGCTGCGGCACGGGTACCGTCAACACCTCTAGTCAACCCAGATATTGTATTATTTGCAATATCGATGTGTGCAAATCTGATACGCTCACCGTTGATTTCCACAGTGTTTCCTACTACCAGTGTTACTCTTACGCTGTCTCCTGCGGATACACCTGAAATGAACACTACCGCTGGTTTACCGTTCAATAGTCTAATACCAAATTCAGTAGAAGCAAGTTCGGTTATTGTATTTTCATTATACACTAAAACCTGCTTAACTTGGCTTAGAGTACACTGTACGTATGTGAATAGTTCACCAGCTTCTTCTGTGATGTTTCCAGTAGTGACAATAGTATCCACTAAATTAGAAACACTAAAGAAGTGCATTTCATCATCAGTAGAGAAGAACTCTTGTGTCAACCAAGAACCATCTTCTAAATTAGTTCTATAAACACTAGCTTCTCCTGACTTGTTAATAGAGGTATTGTAACTAATCTGGTTAGGGCTTGCACCTGTAACCATAGCAGTCACAAGTACGTTATCAGTGCTAGAAATTTCTGCAAGGATGCTCATTTGATTGTTAGAACCATATATTACCATATCAGGACGTACACGATTACCGTTGACTGTTACCCAAGCTCTAGTTCCATCTGTGTATGTCATAGGATCCTTTAGTACATCAACTGTCGGGTAAGGAACATTAAATACAGCAGAAGCTAATCCTGCATATCCCGACCCAGCATAGCCTGTTAAAGAAGATCCAATTACAGGAATAGTTAATCCACTGTTAGTGTACAATTCATAGTAGTAGTTACTGTCACCTGCAATAACTTTTGTCTTGACGAAATAGTTATTACCATTCAATACAGTAGTTCCCAAAACTCCTTGAATCAAGATTTCATTTCCATTAGTAAATCCTGGATTAGTCGTGAAACTAATTTGCACTGGTGTTTTTGTGATATCTATAAAATTAATTTTAGTAATTTTCTTACCAGTGTATGCCTGAGTTACTAAGAATTGACGAGTTGTATCATTGAACGTAGTCACTGCGACTATATCGTTTACACCTACACCAGTATCTAATGTTAAGGTGTTTGTAATATTATTCAATGTGTATTCCGTCGTTGCTAGACGAGCACCGTTTACTTCGACTATAGCATTATCTACGTTGTCGTATCCTAATGCATTGATTGCAGTATCTAGCGCAAATTCTGTTTGTCCTGCAGATGCCGGAACATACAGACCTGTCTCAGGTATAGAATAACCATATTGAGTAGAACTTGATATAGTTGACGAATCTCCTAAAATTGCAAACACAATGTAATCATCTGTGTTTGAATAGACTTGGTTAAATTCAAGCGTCATGAAGTTGTCGCTAGTAAAGAACACAGAATAGTCAACGTTGTAAACAAGTTTATTACCATTAACAAACACAATAGGTTCATTAACGATAGACTGGTAAATAATGTCAAATACAAACTCAGAGTTACCTGTGTAAGGATTGATAGTTAGTGGTAACAACTGTGAGTTAGCTCTGATTAGTTCTTTACCATTTCCTACTTCGTATACTTCTACTAATAGTTTAGTACCTGCAGGAATAGCACCAGTCAATGTAATGACTTTTGTTATCCAGTTTACACTGTACCCAATAGGACTATTAGCCGTAGTCGTTTCGTAAATCCTATAACCGGTATTAGTGTTTGTGTTCACAACAAACACTGACAATGTTGCAGGGTTGGTCGCAAATGTTGCAAAAGATACTTGTAAGTCTTTATTAGGAGTTAGATAACGTTGAACCATATTAAATCCAGTATGCTTATACCAGAATGGGTACTCTGTGTCGATATCCCAATATGCACCAGGAGCAGTCTTGACGTATAGTGACAACGTATCAGAAACTACGCCAGCTACTAGTTCTTCTGGACCATAACCATACAAGAAATCATTGCCTTTGACTACATAGTAAGGATCAGTGGCTTCAATCTGAGAAATATCTGTCCAATTTACACCGTTAGTAGTTCTCAAGATTGTGTCATTCTCACCTGTAGCATAGAAATATCCATCAGAGAATGTAACATTGTGTAGGTTATGTGTCGTGATATATTGACTTGAACGCTCTACCCATGTTATACCGTCAACTGATGTTATGATAAATCCAGGATCGGTTGAGCCAGTGCCAGTCTTATCTCCTACTGCGACGAATACACCGTTGCCGAATGCAACACCGTTCAATGTAGCGGAATGAGATAGTCCAGTAATAGACCCTTGAGCCCAGTTACTTGCGTTTGTGCTATACCACACTGTAGCATTTTCACCTACAACTACAATTTGGGTAGATGAAGATGTGACAGAGTTCAAACCATTAGTTGTGAAGCTAGGTTGTAATAATGTCCAACCAACATTGCCATCAATACTTGTAACCACCCTTGCTTGTTGGACGATTGTAGGCAATGCAGTGCCAGCGCCTGCGATGACACTTTGACCTACACCAACTGCCATATATCCAACAAATACGGTTGTTTGAATGTATGCAATATCTTTCAATGTGTTAGGCAATCTAGAACCGAATGTGTAGACAGGGTCATACTTAACAATGTTCTCACTTCTTACAATGTGTGAACCAACAGCAAAGTATACACCATTTATAATTGCTGATGCATACAATGAAATGTTAGGAGCACTAACTTGAGTTGTATCAAAGTTACCGTCGTCAAATTCCAAATAATCATAAGGTGTGAAGTATCCAGGAGCTATCCAAGATGTGCCGTCATAGCTAACTAAGATCGGCATTTGAGTATTTTCAGTACTCATTATGTACACATTGTTGCTATAAGAAATATCTGTAATACCTAAACGAACTTCAGAAATTCTATAGCTGTCCCATGTTCCAGTAGAGTTTCTTACCAACACAACAGAATGATCTGTTGCATCGCCTACAGCAACTAACGTAGTTCCGTTATTTACAATTCCCTTGATGCTCAAATCAGCAGGATAGAATGGAAGATCACGCACTACGAAGTCGAGAGGTAACTCATCTTCAGGAGCAAATGCATTTCCGTAATAAACGTTGTTAGGGTAAGTTACACCTTTAACTAATTGCTGGATATCTTTACCTGGCATATTAATAGTAGGTTGATAATATGCTTGGATTCTATCCAGTGCATTCAATGCAGGATCATTACTTTGTAATGGGTACCACTTAGTAGGATTAAAATCTGTGTCGTTGTTACTGACAATACATTGCCATGCAATACCTGCATACGTTACAATCGAACTTAGGTTATAATTGTAAGAGTAGTTAGATGTTAGAGGTTCGGGTAAGTATCCATAATCTGTGTTAGGTGTGTTACCGTCCCAAATAAATGCACTATACGGTACAGGAACTTTAAATTGAGTGTCAGAGTACACCGCTAATTCTGTGTCACTTACTGCCTTAACATAGAATCTGTCAAAGTTTCCTTGAGCCACTCCGTCAACTGTCGCACTAAAAATAGAACCATCGACGTTTGCGTAAATGACAGTTATAGTTGCATCGTTTGTGCCATCTACGCCGCCCAACAACGAACCAGGAATAACTATCTTATCACCGTCATTATATATCAAACCAAAGTTTTCAATTTGGATATAATATAAGTTGCTTACATCATATGGATTAAATCTTGGTCTAGAAATTTTTATCTTGGCGCCGCCGTTTGTGTTCATATTTGTAGATTCAACTGCACTGGTAATAGTAGTAGAAGCTACATACTGTTCAGTACTAATAGTATAAGTTCCTGTTCCACCTACACCAGAACCAAACGAAACAATTGTTGTTCCAGGAGTTACACCAAAACCTGAAATTTTAGTACCTTTCTTAATAGTACCAGTAGATACTGATGTAACAGTCAATGTAGTATTGTCGATAGAACCCGTGAAGACTGCGGTAGAAGTACTTAATGTATAAGTTCCTACTCCGCCTGTTCCGGTTCCAAACCCAGTTATAGTAGTACCGGCATCTACGTTTACTCCGTAAATGCTATCACCTATCGCTAAAGTTTTCCCAAACTCAACAAAAGTAACTGTTAGTGTGTTTCCGGTTACGGAACCTACAAAGTTTTTACCAGTGTCATCATACGTGTATGAACTATTAACTTTGTAGAAGTACATATTAGAACCGTTGACTTGTCCTGGCTTTAATCCACTGTAGTTGTAATTCACAGTTACTACTGCTTGACCGTCAACACTATTCAAGTCTATCACAGGTAACACTGCGCCAGCTAAACTAGCTAAACTAGCGTCAGCAGCACCGCCAGTGACTTCAATTGTGTCAATCTCGCCTTGTGCGCCTGCGGCAGTAACTTTGATATAGCAGTCATTTACAGTCGAGTTAGAGAATGACAAGACTGTGAAGCCACTCAAGGTTGCAGGATTGCTTAACGTGATGGCAGTATGTGTGTTAACTGAAGTGACTACGGTATCTTCTGGTATACCGAATCCAAAAACTTTCATGCCAGCTAAAATGTTAGATGTACTACCCATCGGAACTGTTGCGCTAGCATTAGTTAATGTAGCAGTATAGTACACTGATGTAGAACTACCGTTGAGTGAGGTGCCAGGAATTCTAATGATATCACCGACACTGTAGCCTGACCCAAATGCATCTACTTCAGCGTAGTAATTTTGTCCTAAAAGAACATTGTATATTTTAAATTCTGCACCTACGCCGCCTGCGGGTTGAACTACACCGGACATATTTTCATATGGTAATCCGATATACATCTTTGCAGGACTACTTGCATCATTTCCTAAACTTAGGTAAGGACTTGAATAATAAGATCCTGGTGTCCAGTCTTGAACACGTGGTCGGTAACTTGTTCTGTCAAATCTCAATGTAGGTTTGATACTACGAACTTTGTGATTTGATAAGGTCGGAACTGCTTTAGCACGAATAGAAATTGTAATTTCATATGTAGGAGAAAGTGATCCGTCATTCAAGAACTTTATTCTATTTCGCTTGTTCAATGCATCTGTCTTAGTTTTATACAAGCTAACAATAGCTGAGTTAAAACTTGCCATCAACACATTAATCCCGATAGTGCTAATGTAATAGTAACCATCTTTGATAATTCCGTTACTTTGATTTCCGTAAACATACACTAACTCACCATTTTCAAAGTCAGTGCTAGATATACGAATAGTGTTTTCTACAAAGTTCAAACTACCAACGCCGGCTTTTGTTGTTATAGTAGAATCCACGAAAATGATTTCAGGTGCTACTACGTATCCTTCACCTAGATCTATTACTCGAACCGAAACTACTTTGTCTCCAGAAAGCACTGATGACAGTACAGCAGGCTTAGATGGTACAGGATACTTTGTTGTATCGACGTATGCAATTACGTCAGGTTCAGCCAAGTAGCCACGGCCTGAATAAGTTACTGCGATTTCAGGATAATTCATTATTACCGGTATACCAGCAAAATGCGCTGTAGGTATTGTACCGTCAACGCCGCGGCTTACACCCTTGATAATGTTAAGTACACGGTCTACTTCGGTGTATCCTATCTTCTCGTCACCTAATGTGATAGTACCAGTTACCGGTAACCCATCAGCAGATTCTACATAGATTTCTTGATCTAAAGCATTTACAAACTTAGCTACAAGTGTAACAGTAGTATCTGGTGTAGAAACTAGAGACAACCCGAAGTTAGAATACCACTCTTTATATAAGTCGCTGCTCCAAACTGCGCTGGTTGTTGGGAACTGATAAGGTGTGTCTGCGAATTCTTTATAAGTTAATTGAGGACTTACAAACTTTCCAATATTGTCATCCCATACTGCAGGTAAGTCAAAGTCAGTTAAGTTCCCTGCAAACACATCTGTCCTGTTGTAACGCAAGAAGAATTCTTTCATTACTACACGGTATGGTTTTACTTCATTGATATAACCCTCAAGCAACTGTTCGTTATCTCTTTGGAAACGTTGGTTTTGAGTTAGTTCTCTGACTGTATAGCTAACATCGGCAAAACTTGTCTTAGTCAACCAAGGTAGATAGTTTTGATTTTCTAAACTTTCGCTTTGGATATACTCAAACATCAATGTCAAACTTAGATTTCTGTGCGGTAGTAATGTTCCTACATAAATCTGTTCGTTTAATGCACGTACTGCATAACGAGTTTCAACTGAAGGATAGAAATCATAAACCGCATTATCGTAGTAATCGTCGCCGAATCCTATCTTGTTACCGTTATAATCCCACAATGTATCTAGGAATTGGATAGTACCATCTTCTAACCCGATGCGAGTCCAAGTGCCAATAGAATAACGATAAACTTCACGCTTGCCTTGAGCATTGCTAATTACCCCAACTATCTGACCTTCTTTTGCAGTCAATGTTAGTAAGTCGGTGTAAGTAGGAACTTCCAACGTTGCTTTAGTAGAGTCGCTATAACCATCCGCCCACCAATACACAGTCTCCCAATACTTAGCAGTATCAAAGAACGTACCCTGTGCAGTTAGGAATGTGATATTCTCAAATTCGCTGATTGGATACTTACGCAATACGTTGTTTGCGTACTCGAAATAGTTTTGTAATGCTCCTAGTCTATTCGCAAAGAAGCCTTGTCTTGGTCTTACATTGATACCTAACTGCAATAATTTAGGCAAGTATGGATCAGGAACTTGTGCACCTGTCTCGTCAGTACCAGAGAAACTATCCAAATATCTATCATATAAACTTACAGGAGTAGTATATCCTTTATTTCTATCTGGGAAGCCAGGTAAGAAATCATCAGGATATTCGCTTCTTATTAACTGGAACTCTTGGTGAGATGCAGGACCTGTATTGTTGTTGCCGAAACCCAAGTGTAAATTAGTAGATACATCATTTACGTATTCACCTGCATTATACAAACCAAATGTGTTTGGCTTCAATGGACCCATGTAAGTGATACCTGAACTAGTAGGATCAGCAATGTATCTTTCTAGTACAGAATCGCTTAATTTTTTACCAGCTTCTGCAAATAATGTGTTAGTATTTCTAACCCAGTAGTAGTATCTTGCAATCAAAGCTCCGTTGCTGTCGGTGAAAAGCGTGACTGAATACTTGGCTAGATCGTACGGTGTACCAGAACCTTCGTAGAATGCAGGAATAACGTTACTTTCAATCCAAGAATAAACAGCAACATCGCTTCCAGGGAAAACTTTACCCCAGTGTTGGCTGTTGTACACTACATCATTCTGATGGTAGTTTAAGAAACGTGTCTTACTGGTATCAAACCATAGTTTACCAACTTGTCCTAAGCCCCAAACTCTGGAACCTGTGTTAGTATTATTCCCGTTATAACTTGCAGGGTCTGTCATAGATATGAAATCTAATTCCTGTCTTACCACACCTAGTAATTTTCCTTGCAATGGATCAATGTAGTCCAGTGCGATTAGGTCAACGTTTGTGCGATTGTCATACATTTGTACACGCTGAATCTTTTCAACGTCAACAATAGGATCACTTTCTCTATATAGATGCCAGTTAGGAATCTTAGTTTGATTAGTGTAAACAATGACTCTACCGTTTTGTTGGTTAGCATCAAAGTTAGGTGCACCTACCATGACAATACCATCATTGAATGACAATACTTGACCATACATAGGATAAGACCCATAGTTTTGAATTTGGTCATTACATGCCTGAGCATAAATGTATTTGCCAGCATTAGTTAGGTTCTCATTATAACTCTCAATGTAATCATACATGTATACTGCACCAGCATTTATTGAACCGTCGACAAAGTCCGTCAATGCGTTGTCAAACACAGTATCATTGTGCTTGTTGTTATCATCGGTTAAATCAAATGTTGTATTGCTATAACGAATAGCTGCAGGTGCGCCAACTACGAAACTATTTTCGTCATTGAACTTTACTGCATATCCAAACTGTGTCACTGTTTGTGGATGACTGTCTTGGATTGTTTGTGTTTTGATGTATGATGTAAACCCTAGTTGGTAGAAATCATTCACGTTAAACACAGCAAGATTTAGTTTATTGCCGATCTGTCCTAAACGCTCATCTCTCAATCTAATAACTAATCGACCATCCTCAGTAGAATAAGCAAATATGTTTGTAACCATTGCTTGATTGATCTGGTTAGCAATTGATGCTGCGTTACCAGGAGTCAACTGAACACGGAATCCATTAAGCAACAAGTAAATCGTGTCGGTTAAATTAGCGGCGATTAGACCAGTTTGTGTACCGTAACGCTTACCTTCGTTTGTATATCTGATTACTGTGCCTTCAGTTAGTGATTCAGTAACATCGAACGGTGCACCTACAATTAATTCACTACCATACTTGTTACAGTCTAGTGAGAAGCCAAATTGCTCACCGCTACGCACTTGAGTTAAATTATCCCAACCTGCAATTTTTTGCATTAACACAAAACGGGCAGAACTTACTGTTACTATATCACCTGCACGTAAATTGATAGTTCCTATAATTACGACATTCAATACAAGGACATATTTTCCAGTAGAAAGTAAATCGCCATTGACGTAGATTCTAGTCTGGTTAGTAGGATACCATGGTAAGAATATTACATAGAATTGATATGGATTTTGGTCATACTGAACTTCGATGTTCTCATCTATTCTATCAAACACATATGTATAACCTACATCAGTTTTTGATACGTCATAATCGGTATTTGGTGCACCTATGAAAACTTTACTACCGTCATAGTTAGTTGCAACACTTGCACCGAAGTTGTCACCTGGATTAGAATCAACCGTGTCTAGTAAACCTACTAACGTGAAGTTAGTGCTTGCAGTATACACATACGCGCCTGCAGGTGCTGTATAATAAACCTCTTCTAATGTGTAGAATGTAGTGGTGTCAGAATCTACATCGTAGGATCCAGTAATCACAGTAAAGATAGCATCATTACTGAATGTTACTTTATAGACCTTGGAACCCGCAGTAACTACAACGTTGTTCAACGGATTCTCAAAGTAATCGTAGAACATTTCAACAGTATAGAAAACTGTTGTGTTGGTCACACTATCATATGATTTTGTTGCGATAGTGTACAAACTTGTGCTTGTAATACCTGTATTGTTAAATGCTACTTTATCTCCTGTAGCTAGTGTTGATCTTTTGTCACCACTAACTCGGAACGAGAAAGATCCTTCATTTACATTCTGTGAAACTACAGCAGTAGTGTCAGCATAATTAGTAATGTAATTTACACGTTGACCTTCTTTTATCGAATTAACTACATCACCTTCGCAAACGAAGAATGTAGTTTTTAATTGGGTAGCTTGTGCAAGCCTAATGCCTACACTCTGGAATGTCAACTCTTTGTCTCTCTGGAACGCAACAACCGCATTATCGTTCTTTGCACCAATATATAAAAGATTACTATCACCCGAAATGTCCATAGCGTCACCTACTCTGCCGCCAGAGACAGTGATGACTTGCTGCAAGGTCAATGAATTGATATTCTTTGCAGTTGGAATTCTGTAAACATATATCTGGCTTATCAACTCGTTAGGTGCAGAAACGATCAATAAATCATTGCTGCGTGTGATAGTCAAACCAAATTCTGTGTTAGGATACTGAATTGTGTTTCTTAGGTAGAAGCCTTGGTCAGTGATTGCAAAGTGGTACAATTTACCTTCTGCTGCATCACCGACAAAATAACCTACGTCAGGAACATAAGCAACACTAGTACCGAATTTAACTGTAGTACCGATATTCTTTAATTCCCCGAAAGAATAGTTATTGGTTTTTTCGTATACAGACCAATTACCATCTTGATTTTGATCTACCCAAATCTTGTTCTGTGTCCACTCTCCGTTCAACAAAGGAAGCCCTGGAATATCACGTGCTGTTACAACTCTTTGGCTCTGTAGTAAGTAGCAGATGCCAGTTCCGTCGATACTCTTAACGAACGGATCTAATGTAATTGCAGCAATGATAGAACGGATTGTCAATATTGAGTCTACTAGGTGGTACCCATCTACTCGACTGTCAAATCCTAATATACCTATTGATTGGTTTTGATACAAGCCATGCGGCTTGTCAAACAGAACAGTAGCAGTACCATTTAGATTGTTTACCACGCTCACGACTTTTGCACTCAAAGAAAGAGGTGTAAAAATTTGCCATGTATTGTCTTTATCCGCTACCCATAAGTAGTCGTTCTTGTATACTTCAGAAATAGTGTTATCTGGTAAAGCGTTTAAATCATAACCGTACTGTTTAACATCGTCTAAGTTTACATAGCCTGCGCTAGGTAGTTTTTCTTCATATGTCTTTCTTAGAGTAGGAAGAATTTCAGTGGTATTGATAGGTCTTGCAAAGTTCTTAATATTCTGCAATGGCAATTGTTGCTGCGCACCATCTACACCTTCATTCTTGATTATCGAAACAATACTAGGATTTCCAGTTAGAAGATTTTCGTTCAATGTAAAATCAACAAAATTCTGATTTAAAATTCCGCCGAACTCAGTTGTCTTGATTGCCCAGTTTTCATGAATGTTGTAATTCAACTCGTTCTGTTGCAAGTTGATACCTTGCAACTTAGTCACTCCGTCAACTGTTCCCTTAGCAGGTAACATGTTCTTGTACACGTTGACTTGAGTAGAATCATCTAGGTTAGCAGATGCCATGTACTGTCTAGGTCTAAAACCAATTAGACTAAAACCCAACAGATCAGCATCAGATTCTAAGTTTGGATTATTGGTATCATAGAATTTTAATGCTTCGTATGCCCTTGTACTAGGGTTAGGTAACAGACCTTTCTGAACCATTTCGTAAGAAGTCTTTAGCCATTGGGTATAATCAAACGTATTGCTAGGTAAGATCACAGGTACATTTGCCATGTAATAGTCGTTCTTAAACTTTACGATTGTACCTTTCGTGTACTTGACACTTTCTTGCCACTCTTTGATATTATCCTGGTTTAGGATAAATCCACTAGCGTTCATTTGTCCTGTCCACTCAGCGGTCTTCTGACCTTTCACGTAGATTCTCTGTTGGCGAAGTCCAGTGACTAAGTTAAAGAGCGTGTCATTGAATACGGTCTTGTTATCAAAAACTACACAATGTTCAATTGTGCTGATATTTGCTCGTAAGAAACTTAATGCATCGCCTTCGTTCAATGCCTTAACACTCATTTGAGTATTGTTTCTATAAATGTACAAATCACTTATAGCTATTGGGATCAAGTTTTGATTCAACACAAAGTTTTCTTGCTGTATCGTTAGTGGTTGTACAATTCCTTGAGGTGAATCGATGGTGATGCTTCTAGCATTCGGGTTCACATTAACTGTGCTTCCTACACCCCAACCAGTAATTGCCCAATAAATCGTTTCTGCAATCATTTGATCCCAGTTTAATTCTAAACCGTTTTCTACATTACCGAACTCAAAACCCTGAGATATAAGTTGTAACCCGTAGCCCCTAATGAATGCTGATAGTTCGTCTAATGAAGCAAACTCGTGACCATATTCAATTATTAATGTGTACTCATAATAGTTCTTAGGTACAGTTACGGTAGTCGAATTAACTTGTATAGTATCGACTAGTCCATTGTACATAGGAGCCTTAACTACAAAATAATTTCTGCTTTGGCTGTTTCCGTAGACTTTATAACCTGTCTCAGTTTGTTGAACGATGATACTAGAATACACTAGAGTATCAGTTGGTTGATTTTCGTACAACATTAAAGAGAAACTGTCATCAGGAATCAATAATGAATTATTATTGTTTGTGGTAGTTCCCTTTTGAACATAGAAATTCAACAAATCTTTGTCACTAAAACCTGCAAGTCTATATGTTAGGCGAACATCTAAGTTCTTTATCAATGTGTCAATAGTATCAGATCCATTGATGCCGAATTGGCATAGGTAGTCAACCATCCAGTTGATATAACTATTCGTTGCATGACCATTACCATAAACTGTCAAGGTAGATACTGAATCTCTGTATCTATTGTTATATAGATATTGATTGAATTCTGCATTGTATTTGTAGTGGTCAACGTCAATACCATAAGAGAAGAACTTAGCTGGTTTCATCAACGCCATTATTCGCATCAAATCAAATGGCCATGTGCTGCTCTTTAAATAGCTATATTCGGTAGGACCTACATCACCTACTCCCCAATTTCTAGTGAACAGCTTAGTATCATAGGATCCAACAACGCTTTCAAATGGGTTCTTTAATTGACCATTACTGTCTACTGGAATAATATCTAGTAACCCATCACGAATTCGATATGGATTTACATAAGCATCACCGTCATTCCAAATATATCCGGTTGCAATGTCAGTCCACATGATTAGGTTGTCACTGGTGTATGGTGCTACACCATACTTGCTATCCCACCATGATGGTTTGTTTACAAGACCTAACATTTCCCATGGCTTAATATCAGGATATGGGGTATCATACAACCATAAGTAAATGCCCTTCCAGTTGCCTTGCTGTATTACCTTTTTGTTAAAGTTGTAGAAGCTACCCTTATAATTATAAGTGTCAGGATTAGAAGAATCATACACGTGTGTTTCAAAATTGATTCTGTTTTGCCCGACCCAGTTTAAGAATTGAGTAGAGTAAATTACATTGTATGTTTGGTAATCGAACCCAACATTTCTAAATTGACCAGGAACTACTTCATCGTAGCCTATAGGTAATTTAGCACTAACTTTCAAATTGTTATAAATGCGAGTTTCAAACTCTAGCAACACACGGTCACGGTAGTCACTTAGTTGTCCATTCTCATATGTTCCATATAGTTTATTGTAAGATCCATCGTGACCTTGAATAAAATATGTAGGATTTACATACGTAGTATCGTATACTACTTGAGGAATAAAGGAAGGATACAAGCCTAACTTAGTAGGTGTGTTGGGTACAAAACTACCATAAGTTTGGTTATATTCTTTAACGATGATGATATCATTCGTAACTAATGGTTTGGTAACAATTAGTGAGGGTTCGGTACTAGACACAGTATAGTCTATGTCTTTCATCAAAATAGATGTGGTGTAAACCTTGCCTTCTTTTCTACTTAGATATACCAATACACCGTTGTAGTTAGCTTTGCTAAAATCATAGACTTTTGTTAACTTAAACACCGGTTGTGTTATATCTGTTTTAAAGACATAATTGCTAGTCTTATAGGCATTCTTTGAAGGAAGCATATCACTCCAGAAGAAGGCATTCGTATCTACCTTCGCCTGTGTCATTATATCTAATGCTTCATCTAACAGGTTAGCAGTGTTTTGATAATCGATGAATTCGTTCTTTGCAAGTGTATCAACTAGTTGGGTTTTGAAGTTAATATACTGTGTACTATTAAACTGCAATGCATCAAAGAAGTTGTTGTTATTGTTTCGTAAGAATGCAGCAGCGTTAACGATCGGAGCACTGTTCTGAATAATACGTGTACCATAAGGAACAACATTACCCAAGTCTCTATAATTATTAGGACCGAATGCAGCACCGACTAAGCCCGGTACATTATTGCAGATACTCTTAAAATGACCTCTAACATCTCCTAACGCAATACTAGTTAATTCTTCGTTGAATGGGTTATGGTCAAGATTGTTAGGGATCTGATAATATGCGATAGATGATGCTTGATCGCTATCTAACATGATTACCACTGATTCACCTATAACCATTTCTTTTGTAATAGTCACCACAGTCGTGTTTGCTGTGGTTGCGTATGTGTAATCAACTGTTCTAGAATTATTGACATACACTACCATCTTTGGCCAAACAGAATCATCTTTTACTTTAATATCACATGTAAAAGTTGCAAGACCTTCATATTTGAACTCAAACACTTGATACTGGAAGCTTTCTCCCACAGTTGTTTGCCAGCCTATTTCTCTTGTGTAGTCAGTTCTAGTTCTATAGTTGTAGACGTAACCATCACTAACTGGCTTAGTTAATGATTGATTATTGGAAATATAGTCAAAATTTTGACTGTTCAAGGTGACATCAAAAACAATATCTCCTATGTTGTTTACAGAACTATACTTGATCGGGAATAATAAAATAGGGTCATCTGCTCCCGAACCAATTGCGTATTGGAATAGAGTACAACCATCAAACGTGGTACTAGGATATACAGATGTGTCACCAAAGCTATAGCCATTGCTATCAATAATATCAAACTTAGGTGGTTGGTTGATGCGATTTTTATATTGAGCCTGAGTCCAATATAGTCCATCAAAATAGAAACTATAACCTGCATAATTTTCACCATGCAATACAACTGTTTGGTCATTGTATTCTACTTTTCCGTTAGGGGCCTCAGATAACGTGATTACAGGAGTTTGACCTTCTTCAACTTCAGCAATTTGAACTTCAAAAATCTTAGTGCGAACATTGATATCGGTATCACCTGCAAATATAATAGTAGCACCGTTGTAGACTTCACTACCTTCTCCGTCTGCTTGGAAACTAGCTTGTCCTGCAACCTGATTGAGTGCATCAGTTACAGTGAAGTTAATAAACGATACCGGTTTTTTACTTGCAGTGCCAGTGTTGAATAGTTTAAGATTTGGATAAAATTCAACGATAGGGCGCTTTGCTCTAGAGTTAGGGTTGCCAATAGCTGCTAAACTAATAGGACTAGAGCGGTTGTATTTGATAGACTCGTTTAATACATCAATATGGAACCAACGATTACTTCTAGACCATGCGTTTTTATTAGTCGAATTTCTAGCAATAGTGATGTAGTCAGGGTCTACTGGAGCAAACAATGTTTCGCCATATGCGGTTTGGTCGTATGCAGTATCATCGAATGGTGTTGTCACTGCTTGTCCAAAAGGTTCAGGTACATTTAATTCAAATTCTGAAATTAACTGTATGCCAGTACCAACGCCTTCTACATAGAAGCTACCTTTAGTATAACTATCAGGAAAAATATTACCAACGAATTGAACTTTCAAACCGTTCGTGAATTGCACGCCATTAGGGCTGATATAATTAGTTCTTCCCAATATTTGCAACACATCGATTAGGTCTTCGCTTGGTTGATCGACAATCTTAATGACTCCAAACTTACCAGGAACCTTACTGTCTTGGTAGTATAGTCTTTCTAATGGTGCAGTAATAGGTGGAATTAATTTGATTTCACCCAAACTGGTCTTGACAAAATTTCTACCAATAAATTCTGTTCCGTAATTAATAGTAATCTTAGTGTTGTCTGTCAACAAACCTTGTTCAGTAAGTCTGATTACATAACCGTCATTTTGATTACCGATAAAATTTACTTTGTAGTAATGCTTGGTAATTTCTGTTGTAGTGCTATCTTCAAATAGTCCTTGATCTACTACGGCAGTAATTGATCCACTACCTGTTGTTATATCAAGTACTGCCCCGTTAGGTTCTTGTGATAGCGTGAATTCTGTAGCACTAACAATACTCTTAACATAGAATGTGCCGTTAGCAGGAATTCCGCCGATTGTTGCGGCACCAAAGGAAACGACTTCATTTACCGACAACAACGATGTTGAATTGCAGGTAATGACATTGGTTGTTCCATTAGTAGCAGTAATAGTAATGGTTGCCGCAGGAGTAATCATTGAATCGTTGATATCGTATTGACCATCAAAGAACTCAGTAATATTTCCAATAGCTCCTGGCTTTGATCCGTAGAACAACAACGTTTTGCCATTAATGTCATAGACTCCGTCGATTTCCGGTACATCAATACTTCTCTTACCTTCAATATCATTGAATGCCAAAGTAGTGACCATGTCGATTCTAATGTCACCAGGGTAATTCCACTCGTCTTGTGCATTAGCTAACGGAACATTGAATTTTACGGTACCATTGTTTGTTCCGTTGTTAACTACTCCGTAAACTTCTCTCGAACTTACGTTCTTCTTGCGTGGATCTACACCTGATACACCAGGAATTGATTGAATGTAGAAGTCAGAATCTTGGTCTACTACAAATTCATAGCTGCCACCACGTAACACAGTAATTTCAGGATTTACTGATTGATTTTCTACTTCATTGGCAGTGAATGTATATCCAGTAGGATCATTAGCAACAGTATAAGTTAGGTACTTATACAATGATGAATTAGTAATTGTTACCAAATCAGGACCGTTTGGCAACCAATAGTATTGGCTGTAATTAATTAACTTATCTAAGTCAACAAAACTATCCCAAGAGTAGAATTGATTTTGAAACAAACTAGAATTGTTCTGTGTGTTTCCACCTTGTAATTTTAAGCTATCCAAAATACCTGGGTATGTTAGCAAATCAACTGCTACCGAGGTGTCTTTTTTAGTAAAGATTACACCAGGCTCTAGCTGATAATCTTCTCTAATTTTAGTAGGCTCAACCAAATACCTATCAGATGCACTTACACCATATCCAAATTTACTACCAATGTAGCCCTGAATTCTATTGAACTCGGGCTGTTGCACTAACTGATCTAATGTTGCGGATAGGAACTGCTCATTGGTTTTTGTTTTAAAAATCTCTGGCAAAAAATCAATTGTTTTAACTTGTGTTACCATTACTATTACCTATTACTTGTTGGTTGAAGTTCTGTTGGGGTTAGTGCAGTGATTACTGCTATATCGTCTGCTGTGGCAGCATTCACGAAAATTTCATAAGGTGCGCTGCGAATCTCGTATAAGTCGCCAAATGACAACGTTGGATCGTTTGGTACTAATACAGATGAGCTGATTAAATCACCTAATGTTGAATGCAAATATGCGCTCAACTCACTAAAGAAGAAGGTGTCTCCAAAGTTCCAGTTGTCGATACTAAAATAATTGTTAAGTGCGTTCAAGATTGCTGCTTTAATTTCACTGTCACTAGCTGTAGTTGTGCTTGCTTTAATTACTTTGATTGTTGCACGAAGCTGCGGTGCAGCCTTGATACCAAACAAAGGTTTAAACTTTACACTATTTATGACCACGCTATCGGACAACATTTTGTATTGGTTTACACCACCGTACATTTGCGTAAGTGCGTTTATAGTTGGTTTCTCTGGTTCTACTATAGTTCCAGTAGAATCTTTAATCCAATTTTGGTACGACACATAGTAAGACTGTGGAACAACATACAAATCAATAATGTTTGATGTTCCTGGATCAATGCGTGTAGTTTCGCTTGAAATGTGTTTGTATTGGAAATACAAGCCTTGTCTACCTGTTTTAACTGTATATGTTGTTACTAGAACAAGATTAACAATGTTTGCAGAAGTATCATCATTTACAGATTGATAGAATCTTCCTTCAAGTACTGCGTAGTAAATTGTTCCTACTGGATACTCATACTTGACAATAGCAATGTCTGCTTGAGTTCCGTAAGCATAAACAACAGATGTTGAAGGTACCATTTCATATCTAGCTAACAAGTTAGCATCAACGATTCGTCTAAAGAAGCAGAATTGCTGATAGTTACGTGTGCCGGGCAAGTACCCAGTTACTTCAACAAAGAAGTCTGGATTCTTGTAAGTACCTGGTACATCTAAATCTCCTGTACTTACTTCAACACTAAAGTCATCTACATAACCATCACTCTCAACAGTTTGACCTACAACACGCAATTCAATATTTCTAGCGTATGGGAAATTGTAGTTAGGTTGTGTGTTGCACTTAAGGATGTTGATATGATCTTGCATCAATTTACCTGACAAAGGATCGTAAATGATCTTGTCACGGTCGAATGCAAATCTAACTTGGTTTACGCTAGCAAAATAATAAGCAACGCTTCTCCAAGCAACTAGATATCTACCAAAACCAATGCTTTGGAATCGAACAAAATAGTTAGGATCGTCATATGTGCTAGTAGACCAGCGCTCTTGGTTTGCTAACAAACTATTATTATAGACCAAAGAAAAGTTCTGCGCTAATCTGATTTTAGTAACACATTCATCGGTTAGAGTTGCACCCAATACGTTGGTGAAACTGGGCATTACTACTTTTAAAACTGCTCCATCAGGAACACTGTTTGTCAGTGATACTGGTCCTACCCCAGTATTCAAGTTTCCTTGACCACTGTTGTATCCATCTCCTACTACACGTGCGCAACTAGTCCAAATAGTTGTTTGATCGCTAGGCAATGGTATGCCTGCGATTAATCTATTATCTTCACCGAAGTAATAACCAGCTGGAGCAACAAATCCAAGCAATGCACCTTCAGTGATATATCTGTTATTACCAGAAGAATACACACCAACTGACACAGGTCCGGCATTAGTGTAGAAGTAACCAGTACTCTCACCTGAGTTGATGCTAGTTTGATTCCAATATATTGGATCATCAAATGTATAGCGAGTGTATGCTTGATTGTAATAATTTCTTGAACGGTCACCACCTAGAACACTAGTCAAATATTCCGACAAGAAATTGATAATGTCATTTGTAGTGGCAGCACCAAAAATAGTGAAGCCGTCATTTAGGTCTTCGTATAGGCCACCGTCTTCAGCAAAATCGTTAGTGCTAGAATATTTTGCACTTGGGTCTAAAAGGTCAAAGTTTCTAGAAACACCAATGCTGCTGCGATTGATTGCTTTAGACTTGATGATAGAACTATACAATGTGAATGGGAAGTTATTGTAATCTTCTCCATTAACCATTCGATTCTGAGTATAGTAACGCTGAGGAGCACGTTCTTTGATTGCTGCCAATGATTCACGTGCTTGTGCAGTAGTGATCGGTAACTGTAAATCTAAAGTCAGTGTAAGTGTCTCTTGCCTTCTGTTACGATTGAGATAAGGAATGTTTACAGTAATGCTTTGAAATTCGCTAGGGTCAATAACGTAGGTTAGACCGTTACTAGAACGAACATATGCAGAGAAATTTCCTACAGGAATTTCACTGAAAACACCATCACCAAATACGTAAGTTACTTGGTCATTTGTTCTAGAGTTTACGCTGAAAACTTTTTTGTTGCTAGTTAGTTTTTGTAAGTTACTGTTACCGTAAACGGTTTCTACTTGTTTCCATTCTGTGTATGTTCCGGTAGTAGCGTTAACTTCATACAACCATGTATCTTCATTATTAATTCCTTGAACATTAATGTCAACTGCTTGATTAGAAATTTGTTCAAGTACTTGAAAATTAAATGGAGTTAATGTACCTTGTTTAAAGTACATAAAGAAACCTGTGTTAGGACTACCAAAACCTAATTTGTCATTTCTGTAAACTAAGTTGAATAGATTGGTATTTCCCGGTGGAACTTCGTATACATTATCGCTATCTACGCTAGTGATACTTACTCCCTCAAACGCCATTGTAGTGCCATCAACAGTTGCTGAGAATGGAATTACTGGTGTAGTATTAGTAGGCAACACTACACTGTATTCGTCTGTCTTAATACCTAATATTGTTTGAGAATTACCAGGGCGACCTACACGCTGGGTGTCAATCAAGGCAGCGTTAAAAATAGTATTGAACTGCTCTTGCCAATTTGGATTAGCAGGGTCGTTCCATAATATGGTTAAGCCGCTTAATGCAATGTTATTTGAATCTCTAACTTGCTCAGTAGTAGAAATAGCTGTAATCTTAATATAACCCTGTGCAGCAATATTTCTCTTAGGAGTGTATCCAACTAAGTTAGCTAACTTAATTACTGAATCTCTGCGCTCGGCAGTATCAATAAAGTTTTCACGGGTGTTTAAGTCGCTACGGAAAGCAAGAGCCTGCCCCATAAATGCCATAACGTCTAACAATGCTATGTATTCGCTAGATTCTACATAATCATTAAACGTCTCTGGGTAGTACGTGCGAAGGTAATCTACGAATGTTTTGCGTATAGTTTCGTAGTCATAGCTCTGAAAATCGGCTTGACTATAATTCTTATAGATCGCCTTCCAGTCGTTAACCCCGAATATGCTTGATTGTCTTGAACTTGTGGCCATGCTTATATCTCGTGTATAATGTATTTATCACTGATAAAAACACGGTTTTTAGGCGCTGACTGCTCTACTTGTATTTTGGTCGAACAAAACGGACAGTGTTAGTACATCGTTAAACGGAGATATAGCTAGTTCCATTTCGATTAGAATACCGTTTTCTTGTGGATATGATATGACGCTGTTTAGCTGTAGTCTAGGGTCTAAACTAGCAACTCTTTTAACCTCAGCCTCTAGCTGCATTTGAACATCAAATGTATTTGGTTCGAACACAAAAGACCACAATGAAGTACCGTAATCAGGTCTACCGGGCTTTTGACCTTGGGGTATGTTCAACAAATTTATAAAATCACGTATAACTAGGTCTTGGTCTACTGTCCTAAACTTTTTGTTAGGTTTTATAGGACTAACTATCGACCCTGCACCACCATCACCACCGGCAAGAACTTGACTGTTTCGTACAGTGTCTAATTGTTGTGTGCTAAAACCGATGAATGTTGGCATGGCGTTATCCTATAATCAAGTATTTATTCTCGGGCTAGCTAGCTGTTTTCTGAGGGTTTCTATATTTTGGAGACATGCTTTGTAAGCATCAAAAGATGATGTAGTTTCAGTTGCAGCTGGTCCATACTTGGCTTTGTTGTCCAAGTACGTTCTTCTTAGTTCCCACTGCAAATCTTCAGCTTCTTCTAGCTTTTTCTTAGTTTCGTTGAATGCAGTTACTCGCTCGGCGGACAATGGATTTGATGATATTTTCAAAGATCCGAAGTTTAGTGGAGGTATTTTTGGGTTACCTAAAAGTGCTTTACTCTGTGTTTGTAAATTACTGTAATTGAACGTGTCTAGTGCAACAGTCGGCGCTTTAACTAAAACTGATCCTCCGTTACCTAAAGAAGATATTGCACCCGTTAATTCTGCCGCAGAAGATTTACTCAACCCTGCACTAGCAAATGCAGATAAGCTTCCTTTACCAGTGACTTGCTGCTTAATATTGTTAATAATACCGTTGACAGCATTTGAACCACCTGTCAGCGCTCCTGTTATAGATTTAGCTACTGCCGTCAACTGGGCCGTACCTGGAATACCACCGATAGTTGTGCTACCTGCTTTAACTATGTTACTGATTGCTCCTGCACCACCCGGGATACCAGGAATAGATGAATTTACTACTGTCTTTGCTGCCGTTTGAAGTGCATTGACAGGATTAGTTCCAGCAAGAGATTCAGGAGACGCATTAGTTGTGGCTTGATCTGCTGCACTCTCTGCTTTAGCTACTGTTAAACTTTGAGGAACGTTTGCTTTCAATGCTTTAAATGACGAAGTTATTTTAGAAAATACGCCAGCAACTGCACCCTTTAAAGATGCTCCTACATCTACTCCACCTAAACTTCCCATAGCCTTGTCTGCTAGACCCGCAGCTTGATTTCCACCAGCAATTAAGTTCTTCACCGGGCCTGCTAATGGGTTATTTGGTATAGGTAAGCTAGTGACGTTTGATAGTTTAGTTTTTAAATCTCCGGCGGCTGCCGCAGTTGCGCCTGCGATATCACCACCCGGGTTAGAATTCACAATGCTTTTAGCATATTCAATGGTAGCTGCTGTACCTGCAACTGCCGAGCTTAATAGCAATCCAGCAGCTTGTGTGCCGCTCTCTTTTCCTGTCAGCAACCCAGCAGATTGTAACGCAGATTCGCTTTTCTTCATTAAACTTATCGCTGCGTTTGTCTGTGCAGGAGTGCTACTGATTAGATTTTGTAGAGAATTTATTCCGTCTTTTCCAGTGAATAGATTCGAAGGCATTGCTTGACTTAACGTTTTACCTGATTGGATAGCTGCGTTTATCGCTACTTCTGATCCTGGTTTTAAGATACCTGCGGTTACTAATTGGTCTGGTGTCAAACCAAGCTGTCCAATAGAAGCAACTTTGGTGCCACTGACATTAACTATTCCTGCGCCAGATTTAATCGCATCTTTTGTTAGTCCAGTAGATGCGTTTAATGCCATCTGAGAAATTACTGCGCTTGTCGTAGCAGTATCTATCGCCTTAGAAACTGCTTTAGTATTGGGCACTGTTGCTGCAACACTAGGAGTCGTAGGTGTAATTGATGATCCTTCTGTAGAGGTGTTCACTTGGGCAAGACCTGCACTAGGTGCAGATGGTAGATTGCTACTTGCTCCCATGTCTACTTTGACATCGACGCCTTGATTAGCATTAGCCCATGGACTGTGCGCAGGTGCTCTACTCACAATACTAGGTAGTTTTCCTGGCGCGGGTGCGAAGCCTTTTGTTTCATCGTACAGTGTATCTGTGTGTGCTACGATAGGTAACTGGTTTACATCTTCGGGTATCAAAGAACTTGAACCTGTATTAAGATGCACTTTAGAACCATTAACGTATGCAATACCTGAACTCTTTAGACTGCTATCGCCCTTGCTCTCAAAACTCATTTTGTTATTAACTTTAAGAGTGTGATTACCCTTCGTTAATTGTTGGAAAGTGGTTCCTACAAACTGCTTTGTTGTTTCAATACTTTCTATATTCAGATTCTTTGCAGAAAGATTCAAGTCATTTGCTGCATTGATGTTGATGTTGTTATCGGCGTGTAAGTTTAAATCACCTTGTGTTCTAATGTTGACTGAGTTTGTTGAGTACATATCGATAGTACCTTCTTTACCCAACTCAATATAACTTTGACCATTAGCATGAACAATAAACAATGTCTGTGCATAGTCGTTCATTAGAATAGTATGTCCGCTTGCCGTTCTTAGTCTTACAAGCTGGTCTCTACCTTGAAGGTCGCCGTCGTCCATTACAAACGTGTGACCACCTAGTCTACCGACAACTTTAAAATTCTTGTCCGGAATATCAGGATTATTAACTGCATCAGCAATTGTTTCGTCATTGTATCCTCCCTCATAGATAGGGCGGCCCGGAGTACTCATACCAAACACTCTACTTGGACTTTCACGCTGACTGCTACTAGAAATTGTGCCTCGGTCAGGGTCTCGTAATAATCCTTGTTTGTTTAATATTGCAGCTTGGTAACTGTGAACAGGTCGAGGGGAATCTAGCGGAACAGAGTTATTATCTTGTTGAGGATTTGCTGAATTATATTCACTGACTGGTAATCTATCTGCGCCGCCGTAGCTTGCTGATTCTCCCTCATTGGGTATCACAAATGATGATGCACCTATCGCAGGTACCATATGTGTCAATCCTTCTTTGGGTATACTACCTATATAGTAACCAAAGTTTGGATCACCGTTAACAAACACGCATAGAACTTGAGTACCTATGTCAGGTGGTGTAGCCCAAAATCCATAGCTGTTAGGGTTACCCTCGTAGTTACCATACGAATCAGGACTACCCGTGTTTGGTGTATATCCAAAGAAAGGACTCAAATAACTAACTGTTGTCCAGTTTACCGGGCTATCGGGATCAGGACCATTAAGTCGGTTTAGATAAACTTGAATTTTACCCGCACGTAACGGGTCAATGTTGTTCTTAACGATACCTATAATAGGAGAAGAATAAAGAGTCGCGCCACCCCTGTCATCTTTATAGTTTTTAAGGGTACCGGTTAATTTTACAATATCATCACTCATACATCAATTCCTTAACTTATTCTCTTCCCGAATCTTCATTTTTTGTAGGAGGAGTAGTATCATTATCATCACTTGTGTTCTGTGTATTTTTTACAGTACTAGTATCAATTCGCCTAGGATCTATGGCTGCAAACTCAGCAGAGCCTCTACCGGCTCCAGCAGTAGACAAATCGATTCTTCTAGGATCGGTAGCAGCAAAACTTGAAGTACTTCTGCCGCCGCCTGCATCTGAACTAGAAGGAGCTGTTGTGTTTTGAGCGGGTTCTGCATTAGGGAAGTTAGGCAACACAGTTTTCAAATCTTGCGTAAATGTACCTTTACTAAATCTGCTAGTAACTTTTGTCAGCATGAAAACCATTCTACCTTCAGTTTGTTTCTTAATATCGTCAGGATAATCCCAGAAAACTATGTTATTATTTGGCTTCAGCAAACCGTCATTTACTACTGTATCCTCTGCTATACCTTTGGTATCTGTATTGTAATCTTCTACTTGCTTGAAATCCATTTCAATGAAAATTTGAGTAGTAGTGGGGTTGATCGCATATTCGTCAGATGTAGGGCCTGATAGTGCGGGCATTAGGTAGTCAGGATCTCCTAATATTTTAATCTGGGCTTTGATCTGATCACCAGGACTGTACAAGAAGGTCTTGATAGCATTCTGTAGTTCCATCTTTCCTGCTTCTACGCCCATTGGGTTAGCGTTCTGTCCCGGGATAGCTTTGTTAGGAGTAGTGTCTCCAGACACTTCCGGTGTGCCTGAGTCGCTGCTTAGTGCTGATCCCAAAAAGTACGTCATGTTGTATTGTTGCTCGTAGCTCAAGACTTCCGTATTTTTTCCAGTGTACCAATAGTCATACCTTTTAGATGGTCCTGGATATCGTGTAGTGGTTCCATTAACCAATGACTTAACATATGGCACAGAGTATTTGTAAATTACATAAGTTATTTCCCATGCATAGTCATTTCTAATTTCATCATACCCTAAAATTTTAGTTTCTGGTACGACACAATACCATGACAAAGGTTTAGGTTCATTTTTTGTATAAGTCTGTTCGTTCTCTAATGTAGGTTCGATTTCTTCGTCATCGATTACTTTCATAGCATCTCTTAAATAAGTGCTCTGACTAATGATCTGGTCTATGGCTGTCAATATCGTAGTGCCACTTGCTATTTCTATAACTCTGTTTTTCTTATCTACCGTAGTTGTTTGTACTGAGGTTCTTACTGTTGATTGGTCGGGGCTATTAACTTTTGCCATTGGTGCCCGACTCTTTACATAAAAGTCTTTGTCAACTATTAATGCCTCTTGAATCCCTGAATCTTTAAATTGTACCTTATATACGTCCGCGATACCTTGTTTCTTTTTGTCTTGATCGGTGTTTGTGATTGTGTTAAGTAATACATTAAGCTGGTCTAGTAACCCGTTAGTTCCAGTAGTGCCACCTATCGCAGCCTCAACTGTATCAGCAGTAACGGTAATAGGAGATGGAACTATGCCTCTTTTTGATCCATAGGCAATTTGCTCATTGACTGTTTTAGCGGCTAGATCATAGACTGTTACTTTATTGTCTAATCTAAAATTTAGCTTAGTAATTTGAATTGGCCACGCTCTTTCATAAGCTGCTTTTTCATCTGTCTGAGTTTGTGTCGCACCAGGATTGTTAGAAGTGGTAACTAGATTGCCATTAACATCATATCCATAAAATCTTATTACCAGTAGTAATGGAATACCTATTGCTTGAGTTTGTTGTTTTAGAGGTGTCTTTATGTTTGCTCGTTGTTGCAAATCTTTTTGAGCAGCTAACAATCTAGTAGGAAATGTCATTGCGTATGGTTCGTAAATTTTAAATTTAAAATCTACGCTGTTACTTGCAGTTCCTGTTTCCTTAGCATTAGCCAAAGTTATGATTTCTAAATCATCTATACCAAAATCATAGTTAAAAAATTTATTTCGAGGACTATCTAGCCCTTTATTTACGCCACCACTTTGAACTAGTAATTCTAAGTTTGTGGTCTTCCAAACCCCAGTAGCATAGTAAGAATTTAAGGCATCGGGTGTAATCGCATATAAACTAAGTTTATACGTGACGCTGCTAAAATCTCGTAATGGATTGAAGGGTCGTTTAGTGTTTACTGCCATCTTAAATTCCTAGCGCAGTTTTTAGTGTGGACATCTTTGGAATATAAATTTTTGTTCCTGCTACAAAATCAAACAACGGGTCTTTTAATGTGTTTGGGTTACGCTGCGAGAATACCCACCACAATCTTGAATCACTATATAAATCATAAGCTAACAAGTCGGGTCGCAAACTATAAGTTTGTGTTATTTCCCAATACTTGTCTAACGGATCCTTAGGGATCGGCCTGTTCACCATGATATCTAAAAACTGTTTTTTATATGTGGTAGTGTTGTAGTAGGGACTAGATTGCGGATAATTCATTACCAAATACCTTTCTTGAGTAATTCACCTGTTGCATATTTTTGTACACTGAACTCATTCGCAATGTTACCTCTCGTAACAATAGGTATAGCATTCAACGTAATCTGTAATTTAGTAGGGACATAGGTTGCTTGTGAGTTAGATAACCCATTGAATTTTGGTTCTGGGGTGATTCCACCTACTGTTAATCCACTACTGAATAGTCGGTCAATCACCGAGTTGCTTACACCGGACTTAGCGGAGTACGCTGATACGTTTTGCCCTGCCCATTGAGTTGTACTACCAGCCCTAATGTAGTCAACATCGTTAGGTAGGCTATATTGGAAACCTGTAATCAACAATGGATGGTCACTGAACTGATACTGTCCATATCCAAACAAGTAACAAAGAGGAGGGGGTGTACCTGCTCTAGGATTTGCGTCCTGACCATAAAACATCTTTGTCACTGATTTGAAAAAGTGAATCACTGCGAGAACATACAACGCTTCCGTAGTATCTTGTGCAGTAAAGTCAGCAAGGATTTGAATGTCATCCACTGAGCTATTTTTGTAAAAATACTGCTTGTAATTGCTATGAGCGATATCACTAGGATCATAGTTTGCCTTATAAGACGTACTAATCTGAGGTGAGTAAGGGAAGACAACACCATTAGTGGCTTTTAATGGGTATAATAGATCACCTTGTTTGATGGCAGGGTCATTGTATAAGTACGTCGATTGTGGAGCTAGTTGTAATCTAATTCTCCAATCTTCTTGCTGTCTAGCATTACGTTGTGTTTGGGCTACACCTGTGCTTCTGACTTGATCCACACTTCCTGCAATATTCGTAGTACCATCTTGGGCATAGGCTTCGTTTAGTCGCTGTTCTGCCTCTTGTCTAGATTGTTCATCTAATGCTTTGACCGCAGCGTCAGCATCAGTTACTGTTTCGGGGTTTGCAGTAGTTACTTCAGTAGACCTGTTGATTTGATCTTGTGTAAACACCGGTAACGGTCCAGTGGGAGTGGGGGGAGTAGAATAATTAATCTGTTCTCTACTAGCACTAATCCTGGCAAGCTGTTCTGCTATGGCGGGGTCAACTGGATTTGGATCTATACCTCCGTTTGCTGCAATCTGCGCGGCTCGTAGATTAGCTAATTGTTCTTGTAATGTTGGAGCTGGAGTTTGAACCGTTTCTGGATTCTCCCGTAAGGCTTGTTGCGATAATCCTAGAGCCAGCAGGCGGTCTGCCTGGGCTTGCACTTCCGGATCAGCGGTAACGACGGGTGGATTAACTAGTGGATCTGCCATGATTATACCTTTACTAAATATATTTATCGCATCAAAAATCCCCGTTTTTTACCGCAATACTTGTATTCCGCATACAAAAGTATTATAATAATATCATTACATCCACAAACAACATGAGTATACCCACAAAAAAACCAGTAAATTACCTTAACAACAAAGACATTCTTAAAGAAATTCATACCAGCAAAAACGCATACTGCGCATACTTGGATCGAGAAAACGACCACAAGTATGATTTTATCGTAGATATGCCGCATGCTACTTTGCAAGAATCCTTTGAACACGCACTCAAACCTGAAACTATTCAACTAGCCCGAGAAGCACGTGCAGCAAGAATGGATCAGGAACAAGGGCTACCAAAAGGAACCTTCGACCCACAATCTATACCAGTCACTGATTTGATTTTCAGAGTTATGACTTGGGAACATATTCCGGTCGCTCCCAAGCAGCCCAGAAAAGTCGATAAGAAAAAGACTGCAAAAGACATTTTTGAGTTTGAAGATGAGGGTGATGATATTTTAGCCGAACTAGAAGATCCCACAACAAAAGGAGAAGTTGACGACATGGTTCATGTCAAAGTTAACTTCCCTCCTTTCCAACATTTCCGTCTTGACAACAATAACTCTTTCAGATGTATCGGCAAGAGTCATTGGGTCGGTGATCTAGAGACTGGAGAATTCAGTAAGGATCACGGAAACATCACTGATAAACTTGCCCGAATGTATATCATGATGTGTGAGAAATACGCCATGAAATTTAACTGGCGAGGATACACATACAACGATGAAATGCGTAACTCAGCTATCTTACAGTTGACGTATGTTGGTTTGCGTTTCAATGAAGCTAAATCAGCTAACCCATTCGCATACTACACAGCCGCTATTACAAATAGCTTCTGTCGTGTCCTAAACTCAGAAAAACGGAACCAAAACATTCGTGACGACATTCTAGAAATCAACGGTCTTAATCCAAGTTGGACTCGTCAAGGTATGGGTTCTGGCTCAGTATCTTTCGAAGAATAATTTAACCAACAGAGTTGCACTAGTAACTCTGTTTTAATATACTAAACAAATGAGTAACTTATTTAAAAAAGCCGCAGTTTTCACCGACATACACTATGGCCTTAAAAGCAACAGCCTACAACATAATCAAGACTGTGCCAATTTCGTAGATTGGTTTATTGAAACCGCAAAGAAAGAGGGTTGTGAAACCTGCTTCTTCTTGGGTGATTGGAATCACCATCGTGCAAGTATCAATATCCACACACTACAATTTGGTCTACAAGCACTGGAGAAATTAAATGCTGCATTCAATACTGTCTACTTTATCCCAGGTAATCACGACTTGTATTATCGTGACCGCCGCGATATACATAGCGTCGAATGGGCGAAGCATCTACCCAACGTTCAAGTTGTTAACGATTTCTTCAATGAAGGAGAAGTCGTTATTGCGCCGTGGCTAGTAGGAGAAGATTTCAAAAAGATTCAAAAGATGAAGGGCAAGTATTTGTTCGGTCACTTTGAATTACCTAAGTTCTTTATGAATGCAATGGTTGAGATGCCCGATCACGGAGAATTGAATACTACTCATATGACGGGTTTTGAAAAAGTGTTTAGTGGGCATTTCCATAAACGACAGGCACAGAAAAACGTTTGGTATATAGGTAATGCGTTCCCGCATAACTATGCAGATGCAGGTGATGATGCACGTGGCATGATGATTTTAGAATGGGGTCAAGAACCTGTATTCAAATCATGGCCTCGCCAACCAATCTATCGTGTACATAAACTAAGCGAAATCTTAGAGAACCCAGAGGGCTATCTTTTGATTGACAGCCATGTTAGAGTGCATCTTGACATTGATATTTCATATGAGGAAGCTAACTTCCTTCGTGAAACATTCATTCCAGAATATAAGTTGCGTGAAATGACACTGATTCCTATCAAAGGTGAGGCTGCTGAGACACAAGGTGTTGACAGCTTGAAATTCGAATCGGTTGACCAAATTGTTATTGACCAAATCAATGCAATTGAATCTAAGTCATTTGACAAAAAACTATTGTTGGATATCTATAACAACCTATGATAACACTAAAGAACATCACACTCCGTAACTTTCTATCTATTGGTAACGTAACACAAGCAGTTGACTTTGACAAAAAGGATATCACTCTAATTCTAGGTGAAAACTTAGACTTAGGCGGTGACGGTGCTAGAAACGGCACCGGTAAAACCACATTGATCCAAGGCCTGTCTTATGCCCTGTTCGGTGTACCTATTAATTCTATTCGTAAAGATAACTTAGTTAATCGTACTAATAGCAAAGGTATGATGGTTACGTTAGAGTTTAACGTGAATGGAACTGAATACAAGATTGAGCGTGGGCGTAAACCTAACATTCTAAAGTTTTACGTTAACAATGTTCAACAGAAAGCTACAGAAGACCAGCAAGGCGAGAACAAAGAAACACAAGCGGCTATTGAGCGTGTGTTGAGTTTGACTCCAGAAATGTTTAAACACATCGTTGTGTTGAACACATATTCTGAACCATTCCTTGCATTGAAAAATAATGAACAACGTGAAATCATCGAACAACTGTTGGGTATCACGTTGTTGAGTGAAAAGGCAGAAGTCGTCAAAGATTTGATTCGTCAAAGCAAAGATGATATCCAGCAAGAAGAATTTAGAATCAAGGCAGTTGAAGAAGCCAACAAGCGAGTTAAAGAACAGATTGACGCTATCAAGCGCCGACAAACATTGTGGCAGAAAAAGCATGATGAAGATTTGAGCAACTTGGCGTTAGAGTATGACGATTTGAGCAAAATCGACATTGATGCTGAATTGTTAGCGCACAAAGAACTTGCTATTTGGAACGAACAAAAGAAACAACAAGAAGCATATGATGCATTGTTGGCTCGACAAACTGCTTGGAAGCAGAAACAAGACAAAGATATCAATGCATTGAAATTCAAATTAACAGAATTGACTCACATTGATTTTGAATTTGAATTACAGGCTCACAAGAAGTTAGCCGAATACAAACTAGAAGCTGCTAAACAAGTAACGATTCAAACTACCATCTCCACTCTTACTAAAAACGTAGAGAAGGAAAGAAAACTAGTCGAAAAACTTGAGAAAGAAATCTCTACATTAGAGGATCACAAGTGTTATGCTTGCGGTCAAGATTTCCATGACGAGCAGCATACCAAAGTTTTAACTGAAAAGAAAAATTTATTACATGATGCACAAGCAAGTTTGGAAGAGCACCTCTCGCAAATTGCTGAACAGCTATTACTTGTCAAAGATTTGGGTGAGCAGCCAACCACACATTACAAAACTGAGGCAGAAGCTGTTCGCCAATCTACAGAAATCGATAACATTAAGAAACAGATTGCCGATAAATCAGCGGAGAATAATCCCTTCAGTGAACAACTTCTTGACACGCCTAGCGTCACTTTGGGCCCATGCCCATCTACTCATTATGATACCGAAGCCCAGGCAGTTGAACACCGTTCAAAGGTATCATCATTACTATCTCAAATTGAGAGCAAAGCGGGCGAGATTGATCCTTACCAAGATCAAATTCAAGAAATGGAGTCTCAGGCTCTTCAAGAGGTAAAGTTTGATAAGATTAATGAAATCACTAAAACAATGGAACATCAAAAGTTCTTGCTTGACTTGTTGACTAGCAAGGATAGTTTTGTGCGTAAGAAGATCATTGACCAGAACTTGAGTTACTTGAATCAACGATTGACACATTACTTAGACAAGATCGGACTACCACACAATGTCGTTTTCAAGAACGATTTGCAAGTTGAAATCACTGAGTTAGGTCGTGAACTTGACTTTGACAACTTATCACGTGGTGAACGAAACAGATTGATTCTTGGTTTGAGTTTTGCTTTCCGTGATGTTTGGGAGAACTTGTATGCGCCGATCAATACACTTTTTATTGATGAACTGATTG